GTACTCCGTTAGGTTTAAAGGTAATAGTAACTTGCAGTATCCGTACCGATATGACAAACAGCTTTAGAGCTAAAGGGTTTCTTACGCACAACCTCACTCATGTTCTTAAGTCTAACTCTGTTGTGCTTGGCTTTCTTTAGATTGAAAGCTAGAAGCTTCTCATCCCGCTTGGCTATCTTAGCTCGACCAACTAAGTCGTATGCAATCCATTCGTAAATTATCTTAGCCCATTCTTTAGCTTTACTTTCTTGATCAGACTCTACAGTCTTTGCTTTCTTTAACTCTCTCAAGACTTCCTTCACCACCTTTATAGGCTTAAGCTTTTCATTAAGCTTTAATACCTCACTAGATTCCCAGACCATTTTTTCATACTGGCTTTCTAAGTCTTCTCTGTCCCACATATAAACCCGTTCATCTTTCTCTGATCTCTCTACCGTAGCTTTACCCATGTGGTGTTCCCATCGATCTGCAAAAGAAACAACTTGCTTCTTTAGATCCCAGAACCATTTAACTTGATTGCTAAAAGAAGTCGGTGGTATAAAAGGTTTGAAGTCTGCAACCTCTTCTGCGTCTTGCCAAGGAGCATTGCGTTCCCACTCTTCAAGGGATTGGAAATGCTCAGGAGATTTTTCTTCCTCGTTCTTAACCTCTCGTTTAATCCATGTAGGTACACCATGACTTTCAAACGCAAGCTTGTAAGGTAGACCGCTAGCTACAAAAGTATTTTTATCGTAGTAACCAAAGGTACAAAAAGGTTTCCAGTCTAGATCTTTAGGCTCAGGGATATCAATTCTTTCCCATTGCTTTCTAGTTGCTCTAGTAACTGCAGGCTCGGACGCATAACTTTGCGGGAAGAAAAGAACCCCTTCTTTAATTACATAATTTCTTTTAGGTCTTATCTCAGAAGGGCAAGAGGCATCATTACTTTTGTTTAAGTAAAGGATAATTGAATCACGCAAAGCATTGCTACCTGGAATAGAAGCGATGGCAGACTTCATACCTGTGCCAACTCCATCACCGTCATAGACCAAGTACTCTAAGTAAGACCGCTTAACCATATCGAAACCCATGTCTGCGGTGGTTGCTCTCACGCTTCCGTTTACAGGCATACGTTCTATAGCTTGCAAGAGATTGATCGTGGCACAACCGTTGTAGGTGTACTTAGGTTTACCCTTGCGTACCATCTTATTAGTCTTAGTGCAGTACCCCATGCCAGTATCCTTCCAGCCTAAGAACGGCTTGGCATCTTGCGGGTGTACAAAGTTCTTTTGTAGTAAGGACTCATAGCCTTTCTTCTTTAAAGCAACAAGGTCTTCATAAGAAAACCAAGACAAGCCTTGCCAGTTGTAAGCAGGAAAACAAGAGTAGATCTTAACGCTTTCTTTGCTCTCCCGTTTAACCACATAGTTATCTTTTACTTTCAAAAGGAACTGCAAACTCTTATCAAGGCTAATAGAAAACGAAGCTTTAGGATTAGGCTTTACAGAAATGAAAGCGTTGTTCCCTTTGGTCGGGGACAGAGCTACCCGAAAGCTAGCAAACAAATTCTTTAAGTCTGGGTGAAGCTTTAGAACCTCAGGGTGAAGAGTAGGAAAGTGCAACACCCTTGCGTCATACTGAACCATTAGTGACTCCTTCTTTGCATGGCCATATGTCGTACTCAGATGCAAACTCTACAGAGAAAGCATCACTCAATCGCTTTATGATTCCGTTCACTTTGTTGTTGCCGTAACGAACAAAGACGGAGCTTGACATTCCTCGTGACGGGTAGACCCATAGGTAAGCTTCGCCATCCGTAACGGCAAACGCTTCCAAAGTTCCCAGGTTATCACCCCGATAAGAAGACAAACCAGCAGGCAGGTTTTCCTTTAAGGTCTTATAAGGAATGCCCGGACTTGTTTCGTAATAGGTACTCATTGCATCGTTCCCTTTAAGTAAGTGTTGCTTGTGCGTTGGCTCTTCCAACTCCAGCCGGTCAACAGAAGCTTGGCAGAACTCCTCTACATGGGAGTCCACAACCTCACGATTGATTCCAAATTCAAATTGCATAGACCCTCCTTGTAAGCGGTAACAAATCCAACCCCATATCCCAACAGGCCTAAACCCCCTAGACCTTGCCCCAAACCTTGGTTGTAAGAATATGTTTCATCGATAGGGTGCGGAACTTTTGGATTCCCAAACCCCTATAACCTTAGCTGCAAATGTGGCAGACCTTTTCTACTACCTAAACCTAGAGGTAAAAGTCTCGGCTCTAAAATCTCGCAGCCTAGGCAGTAGACAAAAGGTAAGTAAGGTAGCTAAGCGAGATGCACCTAACACCTTTACCGAACGAAAGAGGAATGACTTTTTACTTAAGGACTAACTGATTCTCAAAAATAAGAATGGCATTTCTCTCCTTATATATAGAGGGGTAGAAAAGTGTTGGGATTTTGCAGAGAGCGACTGGTCTACCTTGTGTATCTATACACTTGTTTAGTATGGGGAGATTACCCCACCCTTTTCTGTTGGGTTTTAATAAGCGACGAAGGAGCATCTTCTAAAGGGGGAACGGTAGTTCCTACATGAGCCAGGACTAACCTCTAGGTTTGCGGTAGCAAAAAAAAGAACCTCTACCCTTGTTAGGGGTAAAGGTCTTTAGGTTTACTTCAGCCGTAGCTAAAGGTTTCAAGTAGCCTACTTCTTCTTACCCTTCTTTGGTGGAAGAGGTTCCGCGTTGGCTACTAAGTCCGGAGTATAAAGTATGTACGCTGGTGGAAACTTCGCAGCTTCAGCACCAGACTTTAGGCAACGAGCAGCAATCTCTTCTTCACTAGTTACGAATAGAGTTGCTTGTCTTGGCACACCTTTGATCTTTAAGATCCCTCGGAAGATAAAGTTATCAAAGAGTTCTTCGTCAACTCTTACTGCAACTTTGTCTTGGGATTCTGGTGCTACCAAAGTTCCAATAACAGTCTTGCACTTTGCTGCATCCAAGTTCTTGTGGTCGCCCTGCAAGATCTCAAAGCTGCTGCCGTCCTCAGAGGGCTTAGCAATAACTGTTATGTCTTCGGTGCTACCCGAGCTGAATACATCACCGCGTAACCACAAGGCTGCGAGTCTTTCGCTCTTTGGTTTTGCGGTTTGTTTGATCTGTGCGAACCTTGATTTAATATCCATGAGTCAATCTCCTATAAGTAAAAGTTAGTTAACAACAATTTGGTTGGGGTTAGTGACGCGAATGCTGGGCGACTTGCCCTTATAGTTTTCCAACATGCCATCAACCGTAATCAACTTACCTTTTAAGTCACGATAAGTTAAGTTGGGGCAAGCCTTCCTATCAATGCTAATGGTAAGGTGCTTGTCTTTATAGGACGAGCTGTCTTGCAACAGCGTGTACTTAGACGCAGAGTACCAAGCGGAATCCTTACCGCCAGCAACACGGAACTGCACTTTAGTATGCTGTCCCATGTCTGATCTGATAGCTTCGCTCACGGTCTTGGCTTGGGTATAGTAGTACCCAAAGCCGAAGGCCATAACACCAGCAGTAAGACCAGCGATCACACGGTTCCGCATGTCAAGCTTAGTCCAAAAGCTTTGAACGGTTTGAACCACCGTAGGTTTAATATCCTTCTTCATTACTTCACCGCTTTCTTTTTAGAGGTTGAGGCAACAGTCTTCTTAGTAAGGAAAGCCCTTACAAGTTCTGCTGCCCATTGGAACACCAGCACAATTGCCGGTGTTATTTTGAACCCGTTTTCTGTCTTCTCAAATGAGCCAGGTAATAAACTAAGAATAAGATAGACATACATCGTCCTCGATCTCCTTAATGGTTTCACGGGTGTTGTGACACCCAAACTGTTTCCGTCTTGCAAGAGCGTTATCTAATTGGGTTTCAAATTGTCTGCGGTTAGCAGCGTCACCCTCATTGGATACTTCCATTTGCAGATGGATTTTTTTAGCTGTGCGGAACGCCCGCAAAGCTTTGTTAATAGGTGCACGTTCTATCGTGCGAATAAGCGTTGACAAACTAGGCATGGTTAACTCCATTAGATTAGGTAGCGAACTGCTATCCCCAAATCTCAGCAGGCCCTAATGGGGGGAGATTCCCCAACCAAGAGAAAGAAAAAACCCTAACCCATCCCCGGTAGGGGACAGAGCTAGGGCTTGGGCCCGAAAGATTATGGAACTAGAATTCTTTTTCAGTAGTGAACCTTGGGTTGAATAGGCATCCGTTTACTACTGGGTTCATTGGCCCATAGTAATTGGTTGCCCTTCTGGTAGACCCTTAACCCACCTTCCCTTTCCTCCTTGTACCGTAACGGATCGACCCCGGTAGGGGGCGGTTGGTACTCCTTGAGTTGGGAGAAGTTCACTTGCTCTTCTCCGCTCATGAGATACCAAGGAACCATGAACATAAAAACGGTAAAGAAGCTGTAAACAAAAGTCCGGACGGCTTGCACCTTCCATGCCTTAGTTAAGTTCTTCTTCCATTGAGGCACGACCTCAACCTTTACCTTGCGTTTGGCTTTGGGTTTGGTTTTCATAGAGCACTCACCAACTTCCCGTTAGCGTCTTTGGTGTACACCTTCTTTGTAGTCTGGTGCATCCAGTATTCTTTACCCTTAAGTTGCATCTCGTAGTAATGCCTTGGGCAATACTCCAAGTCTTGCAGCCTAAGTAGCTCCATGTTTTCCATAAGAGGATCATCCTCATACGGTTTAAGCACAACCTCAGGGGCAGGTGTAGGCAAAGGCCCTACATGAACTGACCGAATCTCTTTGTCGATTGTGTACATTGCGTACTGGAAGCCGGCATTTACCAGCACCAGTCCGCAAACAAAAACAAAAAACCATCTTAAAAATTCTTTCATCTTGCGTTACTCCTAAGTAATGTTTCTAAAAACGAGGTGAAGTCCTTACTTTCAAAAGCAAAAGTAATAGGATTGCCATTGTCTATTGTTATGAAGCCCTTAGTCGGGGCTTTAACAGGCTCAAACTTGTACTCCACCAAGGGATCAGTGGGTACGCAAACCCCTTCGGGCAGCTCATGGTCTTGCTCACTCGGCATGGTTTAATCTCCATGTTAAAGGTAATAGAGAACGCACAATGCGAACCCCGCATCTCGACAGACCAAGCAACCATCAAAAGTAAAACTCGCTTAGTTACTAAGGCCACAACCTAACCCTCGGGCTTAAAAAAAAGACCCCTTGGTCTGCCCCCACTTAGGAGCGACGAAGGAGCGGATATTTCAAAGTAAGCACGAAGTGCAACAGGATTACTAAGACCTCCACCCTGGTGAGGATGGAGGTAATAGGTTTTGCAGGCTACAGAGGGAAGAGTTCTTCTTCCTCTGCAACCAGAACAGCTTTTGCTTTCTTCTTTGCTTTGGGCTTAGGAGTTTCAATCTCCTTCGCCTTTTCAGCAAAGACCTTGGCTAACTCAGCTCGAAGGGACTCAATGCCTTTAGATAACTTGACCAACTCAGCCATGATGTCCGGCTTGGTAGTAGTCTTGGCCATATCTTTAAGAGTGACCACACCTACAAGGGCTTGAAGCTTCTCACGAAGCCGGTCAAACATAAGAGGACTTAGCCCTTGTTTTACTCGAGCTTTAAACTGGGCTTTGCCTTCGCTTGTCCAGTAAGGAAAAGACTTGCATACCCCTTCAACAAAGCCTTCAAACTTTGGGGTAAAGCCTTTGGGGAACTCTGCTTTGGTCTTGTAAGCATCGAAAGTATTAAGACCTTTGATCGCAGTGATGACAGAGTAAATAGATTCCATGATGATCTCCTTGAACATGAAGTTAAGGGAGCGAAATTGCTTCCCCGATTCTCGTAAGGCCGATACATCTATGAACTAACACGGATCTTTGGGCACAACTAATTACGCGTGAGCGAAGCGAACAACATGCAAGTGGCTGAAGGCGAGCTTGCGAGACGGAAGTCTAGCCCGCATAGGGGGAGAGTGCCTGGCATAATGGTAGGCAGACAGGCAGAGAGGGTTATCTCTGCACAGAAATCATCTCCATCGAAAGAACTTTCGAGGTAATAGGAGAGATTCGTAGCACCCTCTCTTGCGAAAGGGCATTACGAATCCCTCCCAGTCCTAAGACTAGGAGGAACACGGATGCTTACATCTGTTTTCTAACCTTGCAGAAGGTTTCGAACAGCCACTTATGACTGATTAAGCTGCCCTTCTCAAGCCCCTTGTGTAGGTCAAGGTTCTTAATTGGAGTTGCATGATCAGCATTGGCCTGACTAAACAACTGGTAGAGAGCTACAAAAGCTAATACCTTTTCGAAAGCTTCTCTGGAATAGTTCTTAGGGAACCGGCTCCATATATACTTTCGTTGAGTAAGCAGCAAAGCCTTTTGTTTCCTTGCCACGATGTCAAAGCCCATTGGAGAAAGCTTAGATTGCTCTTCTCCTCTAGGTATCCATCGAAACAGCTCAACGTCTGGGCCCTTGTAGCAGGAAGCCCACCTTGCGAAGGTGAGATTAACCCTGTCTACCATGATCTCGTAAAGACTGTCGCCAAAATCCTTGCGGATTCGAGCAGCAATTTTCTTGAGCTTAGGAAGCGAAACCGTCCAAGCGTTAACGCTCAACTCGTCAGCTACAGTCTCAAACCAATCTAACTCCTTCTGAATACGCTCAGAAGCAGCTTGGCATAACAGACTGTAGTCGCTTTCGTAAAGCAAACTGCTAAGAGTCTTGTGGTTAAGCTTGAGTAACACCTTAAAGCCTTCATCGTACTCTCCGGCTACATGAAACACAGACATAGCTAGCTTTCTATCTAGCTTGATAGTCTTGTTCATAACACCGTTGTACATCTTCTTAGCAAGCTTAAGGCACCTATTTTCCAGCCACTCAATCTGGTTGCTATCACAAGTCTGGACAGACAAGTCTATGCAAGCCTCCATAGGCGGTAAAGGACAGCGAGTATCATACCCTGTATTCCAACAGGCTATGATGTTTACTGCCCAACCAGGATTGGCCATCACATCTAGCTTCCCTAGGAAGTCTTCGAATGTGCGAAGTCTAGGAGCTTCGTTCTCAACCTTGCCTCCCAACTTGATTATCTCTTCGTTGCTCTTAGAAGCTTGAAGAGGTCGAGTGGTAGGAAATCTACAAGGTTCAGACTGCCAATCTCCCTTGAGTCCTGGCAAGTTATCCTCATCAGCCGTAGCAATCGCATACTCATTGCGATCATTAGGAGTTCGGTAGATAAGAACAAAAATCTTGCCTGAGTCTTTATGCTTGCGGAAGACAAGTGCAAACTTATCATCCTGATCGCAGCCACCCCAGTTGATGAGGTTCTCGATCCAATACTCTGTAGAAACCACAAAGATCTTGTGGCTCTTCAGATACACTACTTTGCCGTGAGGAATACCCTTCGCATACAGCTCTGGAGCTACATAACGAACAGCCTCAAGACATACAATCTGACTGAAGTAAGAACCGGGTATCTCTACCCAAATCTCTTGCTCCGCCATATCTGCAGTAGTCATCCTCTGCAACCAGTCCTTCACCGACCCTTGGAATAGGGCAGGAAGTTCTGCTTGCGAACCGCCAGAAGTATTCCAATCTATAGAACGAATCCTCTCTCCGGTAGAGAAAGAGTCTTCAATTCGTTTCTCAGACTTCAAAAGCTGAAGCTCTAGCTTCGACTCTTCGACAGTCTTACCTTTCTTGATCTCAGCAATCCCTGCCTTAAGGTTGCTAATAAACCAAGACCAGACTCGATCTTTAAGACCAAAGAACCAGCCAAAGTTACGCAAACATTGCTTATTGGTATAAGCAGAGGGCTTCGATCCTTGCGGATCAAACCCAAAGAAAGCTACGTCACCTTGAACACAAACTTCCTTGTCTTTGAAGTTCTTCCTGTGTGCATAGATGTCTGCACCATTAGGAAGCACTTGGTCTGTTACGATAGCCATTATCTTTAGCTGACCGTATCCGGGAATCCAAGCTCTGAAGTTCAGAGTCCGAATATCCAAGATAGCTTGCTCCACGGTTATTTGTGGATTAGCTAAAGCCCATTGGTTGCGTAACCGAAGAAAGAAATCCCTAGTGATAGTACCAGTACCATCCATAGCGACTTCTAAGTCCTCAGACTCTACAACAAAAAGCTTAACTTCTGATGCAGGTAAACACGCTGCAATCAAAAAGTTTCTTTCTGTCTGAGAGCCACGTTTTTCTACTTTGCCCCCTGCGTTGTGCAGGATTTTTAGAGCTGTAGAAACACAGTCGTACTCAACTTGACAACCTTCTACTAGAGTGAAGGTCACAAGCGGGCCTTTAGCCCAAGAGCTAGCCAAGACTTTTAGTTGTTTCGCTTGTGTGAAGAAGCTAGCAACAACTTGCGAATCTCCATTAGAGATAGTCACACCCTGCTTCTTCAGCAAAGCAATGTCTCTTTCTAAACCAGAAGACCTTAAGTCTCGGCAAAGACTGTACTGAGTCCACGACTTTCTGTTAAGAGCCCACTTAACTAAGTAGGGAAATCCCGCCTCAGTAGGTAGACTACTAGAACTAAACAAAGGCTTAGCAAGCAACTTGTAGCAGTCTGCTTCTTTGTTACCTTTAGAAGCCTCTACGATCATCGTAGAAAGCGGTATACAACGAATTGCAGGTACAGTCTTGCTAGGACGAGCAGCCTTAGGAATTAGAAACACTATCATCAGAATCTCCTCTATAAATAGAACAAGCCCCTGCAACGTGCAGAGGCTTTAGAAAAAACAAACTAATTACAAACACTTGACGCTTAGACGTACAAACGAACCTTCTTCAGAAAGATCATCTTGCCAAATCCAGAAATTCCTTCTTGATCACCGTAAGTCACGGTTTTGATAGTAGGAAACAACATTGTGATATTGTTGTTAGTAATTGTTGAGTGAACCATTGCAGGATAGCAGCAATGAACTTTTACTTGTTGTGTAGAAGTTAAAACCTTAATGCTGATCAACTGTTTCACAAGCTCATCAACAGAGACATTACCTCGATAAATCCCAAGCACACTACCGTCTGTGCAGCCATGAGTGCTGATGATGATCTCGTTTTCTGTTGTGGCGAAAACCCTAATCTCTGGATGACCACCTCGAATCACTTCGTGTTCATACATAACCTTTGTTACATCAAATTCTTTCAAGAGGGTGTATCTAGAACGAGCACACAACATTGCAGTACTCAAAGCAGCAACGCACATTGCAGTACATAAGTAAAAGAAGTTCATACTCAAATCACCAACCATTGTGATGATGAACGACAACTTAACCAAGAAAATCATGTAGATGAAATTAGCCATAACGAAACTCCTTAAACGAAAACAGCCACCCCAAAGTGAGATGGCTGAAAAATGGCAGTCTTCATAAGTCGAAACCCTACGGGGGGTGTCAAATCATATAAAGAAAGGTACATAAATATGTACTGTACCCCTCCTTAACGGAGCCTCATTTTTAAAGTTCGTTAGTCTTTCGCTCCAGAGTTTCGTAACTCCATGCGTTTTAAATCGAGTTGAGTTTTAATAGGAAGTTGTGAATCTAATAATTCGTACTCAGTTGAATATCTATTTTCAGATTCATGAAAATAATTACTTTCTGCCAGACCCCTCCCACCTTCAGAGTAATGTTTTAATTGAGCTTCATGAAATTGTTCAATTGCTTTTATACTTGCAGGAGATCCATACTCTCTCATAGCTAAGATGGTTTCTCTACTAACCATAGGGCCTGTATAAAAGTTAGGAGTATCACTACTCCCTTCCATAAAGTTTTCTATTTGTCCTACTATAATAATTTGTTTTCTTATACTTGGATCTACAATATGTCCGGCTTTACCCATGTCTTCATAAATTTTCATTTCCGTTTTTTCTAACTGTTTGTAAGAAGTTGCTTCTTTAATCTTTTCAGAATACTTTTGTCTTTTCTTTGTAAATTGCGAACTGTAATCCCCCGCTTCACTCCCATCGTATTGAATATTTTTATCCAAAACCTCATCAGTAGTAACCTTACGATCAGTATCTACTTGCCCAAGATTTACGGCATCTGCCTCCTTGACCGTTCGATCTTTCCCCATGCTATCTGAAATCATAGATTCTGCTGCAAACAAAAGAATTCTTTGTTTATCAATCTCTTTTTGCTTAAGTCTTTCTAAACTCCCTCCTACCGCCTTTCTTGCTTTACCATAAACATCAAACTCTTTCCAAACTAGCTTTCGATGTTTATCGTAAACCAACATCAAACCTAAATTTGAACCTTTACGCATCAACCTTTGCTCTCCAGTCAAAGGGTCAATCACCCATTCTTTAGTGGTTCGCTTAGGAAGATTCTTTAATACATCTTGCAATTTGTATAGTTTTACTCTGTCGTGAACACTCATCCCTTCACCCAATCCCCGCAACATTGCATCTAAACCGTAATCTTTCTCTTTCCTTTTTTTTCTTACCTCTTCATCTGAAACTTTTGTTCCGTCTTTTTTATAAACCCTTCCCGAAGCATTTCTTCCTGGCTTATCTTGCTCAGATAAATTTTTTGGTTCTTTACTTGTATCTTCTGAAGTAAAACCTTCGCCTTCCATTTTTTTAGGAGCGTTGTATCTAGTTACAGGTTTAGATCTTTTAACCCCATCTCTGCCTATGTAAAATTCAGTTAAGGTGTAAAAAAAATTAGACTCCTCTCTTCTTTCTTCTTCAGCTAACACCCCTTTAGCTTGATACGCTTTTTTTATTAGATCAGAACTTTTAGCATAAGATTTAAACATAGCGACAAGAGCATTGTTAAGACCTGTCTTATTAGCTGGTAAAGCTTTTCCAAACCGTCTTGCAAAGGCATTTGGGTTAGCAACAATAGTAGCGTAAGTATTTAAAATCCAATTGGTAGCTTTGTCTGCAATCCCTCTGATTCTTTTGCTATCAGCGTTTAATCGTATAGACGCACTTTGGTAACGGGTGCTTAGAATTGCTATATGTTTTATTCGTTTTTCTTGTTTATCAATTAATGTCTGCATAACCGGAGGCAAACTATTATACATTCCCGAAAGCTGTGCATAAGTATAAGTTCTTCCGGTAAGATTTTTTGCCTGAGCTATAATTGCCTTTTCTTCGTTTTGTAAAATGGTTTCACTAGCTTCAATTGCATTTTTCTTGTCTTCTAAATTAGAAAGAAGTTTATTATTAAGCCGTCTGCCTTCTTCATCTCCGTTTTCCATCATACTTCCCACTTCAGCTAAGGTCTTACCAGAAAAAGATCCTGAGGTTATTACCCAATTACCCGGATTACCTCCTACCATTTTTGTTAAAGCAGAATCATACTTTTCTCCTTCATCCTCTCTTTCTCGTCTTTCTTCTTCCATTCGTGCATCTACTTCTTTTTTTTGTATAGCCTCAAACCTTCCCGCCTTGTAAGCATCATTAAATCCAACTGAATCCATATGAGCAGAAACAATCGATACGGTTTCTCGTCCAAACCTTTCATTAATTGCTTTTTCAATTGATTGATGGTTTTGTGCTCTTATTCTCAACCCGTTTTGTACTTTGCGAGAAAAGTCACTCTCGTTTACTTTTGGGCACTCAGCCCCACTTAATGCCTTAATAGAAAAAGAAGATTCACTAGGGTTGCCTGTTTTTATAATTCCTTCTAATTCGGGATACTCTCTTACTAACTCCTTTATTAACTTCTTTTGATATGTTTCATAAAATTTTAATTTAGCTTTAACCTTATCTTTTTCAGAAGCGTTTGGTGCATACGAAAGTTCATCATGCTTTTGGCCTTTAACGGTATTAGTAATTGCTTTAAGGTTTTTGCGTAATTCGTCATGATATTTAGAAACTAGCCCATCAATAAAATCTAAATCCAAACGAGGTTCTGCCTCATCATCGTCTTGATCGTATTTAAATTCTGCAGTTAAAGCCTTATCTATGTTGGCTATTAGCTTTTTAAAATGGTTAGCCATTGAGAAAACTCCTTTTTTAGTCTAATATTTTCGCCTCAACCTTAACATGGATTTAAAATTATGGCAAAACAGCCAAGTAAAAAAAGTTCTTCATCTAAGCTCCCAGCTCGCAAACCGGGAGGTAGGGCCCCTTCGCCTTTAGATTCGAATGTACTTGCAAATATTGGCCCTTACCCCGACATTCGAGACCCCAAAGACCTTTCCAGCTTAGTAAGCTACAGTCCTTCCGGTACCCCCTTTATCAGTTCGTGGACAGACTATCGCGTCGAACAAGTCCGCAACTACAAACATTGGGTCTACATTGCCATTCGAGCAATCGCACAACAAGTCGCTTCCACGGTTCCTAACATTTCTTGGGTTAGCTCAGAGACAGAAGACGGCATGCGTTTTCGTCATATGAAAAATAAAGCTCTTACTCCGCTTCTTGCTCATGAAGCTCTTAAGCCAGTACCGGATCGTCATCCTTTAATGCGTTTAATCAAAGACCCTAACGATCCCGACACCTCTTATGATCTTTGGTATGAAACCGTAATGTTCTTTAAGCTCACAGGCTCCGCTTACTGGTGGACTCCTAAAAACTCACTTGGTCTTCCTGCAGCTATATGGGTAGTCCCTTCGCATTGGATGTGGCCTGTACCGGGAACAGACAGAGCTATTGCAGGATATGAAGTAAGACCTGTAGAGGGTGTCCATCAAAAATTATTCCTACCCGCAGATGAAGTCACCGTCTTTAAAGACAAATCCCCTGTCTCAAAAATTGACGGCTTTGGCCCTTTGACCGCAGGGAATCAATGGGTAGATACGATGGATACAATTAATCGTTCGCGTTGGTACGCTTACAAAAACGGAACTTTCCCTACCGTAGCTATTCAGTTTGATGGCAAGTATCAAGACCCTTCAGACGAAGCTCTCCGTCGTATTGAAGCTAAATTTGTCTCTCGTTACACAGGTGAAACCCGAAGCAATAAACCTCTCTTTGTTCCTCCGGGTGCTACCGTAACTCCGTTATCTTTAGGCATTAACCAAATGCTCTTTGGAGAAACCGCAACCGAAACCCGAGACAATATCCTTGCCCTTTTTGGTGTTCCAGCCAGCGTAGTAGGCTTATCCAAAGACAGTTCCTACGGTTCGCTCATCGCTTCATACATTGCATTCATGCAAATGACCATAAACCCTCTGATGCGATACATGGGCCAGGTACTTTCAGAAAAAATAGCTCGACAATACGACCCTTCGCTTCGTGTTTGGTGGGAAGACATCACCCCTTTAGACCCAGAACTCACCGAAAAGCAGATCCAAACCGATCTCATGTGTGGTGCCATCACTCCAAATGAAGTCCGACTCATGCGGGGACGCGAACCATACGCAGATAAATGGGGAGATCAGCCTATTGTTCCCCTCAATATGACATCTGGCCCTCCAAATTCCTCATCTTCAGAGCCAAAATCTGCCCCTAAAGACACTACTTCACCCGGTTCTACTTCTGTTGGCGGTACGCATTTGCCTATTCCGGAGCCAAATTCGTCCCCTTCAGACAACAAAAACATACAAGGAGCATCACATGAGGCTTGATACCACCGCAGATATTCTTTCTTTTATCCGAAAACGACGCGAAATTCTTTTAACCCAAGGCAAAACTGTAGGTTTTACAGGTATAGCTACGGCCTCCCGCAACCTTGTACACACTTTAGAGAACCAAGAATCCGTTCTTGCAATGGATTCGCAAACAGATATTGCTCCCGAAATTGATACAACCAAAATGTGTGCAAAGTTTATCGTATCTACATGTTGCAAAGATCGTCATGGTGATATCGTAGAGCCAGATGGTTGTCTTCCACACCTAAAAAACTATGCTCGTAACCCTCGTGTTTTCTTTGCTCACCGTACTGATGACCTTCCCATTGCTTCCGCCCGAGATGCTGAAGGAAATCTTTGTCTTGAAGTAGATAAAGAAAACGGCATCATCCGTTCCACCGCATGGTTTCATGGTGAGACACCAGAGTCAGAACTTATCTTCCGCCTCATTGCTCGCAAAGAATTACAAGCTGCGTCTATTGGATTCCTTCCTGTTCGAGCCGCCGTTATTCATACAGACAATAAAGAAGAGTCCACTTCTGAAGGTGACAAGATTGTTGACTTCCGCAACATGGGTCATCCTATTATGCACTTTATCGAATGGGATATGATTGAATGGTCTGTTGTTCCCATCCCTGCAAATCAAGATGCTCTTGCAGCTCATCTAGGACGAGGACACATTGAAGGAGAAAAAATAACTCCAGCAGTTCGAAAAGCTTTAGCTGCTTGGATCCCTCCTGTACAAAAAACTGTAGTACCTGTTTCGTTTTCTCCTATTACCTATGTCTCACCTCAAGGCCCGACTCCCGGTTTAGAATCCGAATTTAAACAAGTCGCAAGCGATGATTTTAAAAAAGCTGCTCCTTCTGTGGACAAAGAAAAATTAAATGAGGTTTATTCAAAATATAAAAAAGAAACCAATATGTCGTACAAGGAATTAAAAGCTTGGAGCGAACACAAATGTTCTAAAAAAGCATCTTTAAGTACGGGCCCAATAAAAAGAAATCTAGAGTTGCTTTCAACATCAAAAGAAAACTGGACTGAAAAACATATTACATGGGCAAATAAAACAATTGCCTTCAATTCCCGAATGCAAAAAATGCCAAAGGGTAAACCTATATCTAAAGAATGCCCCATATCTAAAAGAGATATCTCACTAAAGAACTGGGCATTTGATCCAAACAAAAGTTCTAAATCTATCAAAGAGTTAAACGAAGAATTAATTAACTCTAACCTTAATAACGCTTCAAAAGAAAAAAAGAATCCTGCTGCTCCACCTAAAGATCAAATCACAGGTAGTGATAAAAACAAACCTAACTCGGCTTCTGATGACAAAGGTAAAATTCAAATTAGCGAGGCAACAAAAAAGACGCTTCAAAACAAAATTGACAAACACAATGAAAATGTAAAAGAAAAACCTGCATGGGCAAAGACTACTCTTGGGGCAGTCAAGTCTGTTTACCGTAGAGGTGCAGGAGCTTTCTCTTCATCTCACCGTCCAAACATGACTCGGGCTCAATGGGCTTTTGCAAGGGTAAATGCTTTCTTAAAGCTTTGCAAAAATGGAAAACCCGAAAACAGTAAATACATTAGTGACAATGATCTCTTACACAAAGATCATCCTAAGTATTCCAAAGAAAAAAAATCAAACGAAGACAAAGACCTTGATGCCCTTATTCCTCCACCAAAACAACCTTCAGATAAAAAAGCTCTACACCCTTCCGTAAATTCTAATTCTGTTGTAGGGTCTAAAAAAGAAATTGGATTAAAGGTAAATAAAGAGAAAAAATTATTCCCTGACACCAAGGAGCTTCAAATGGCTTATGAAGAAGATGAAGATAAGAAAAAGAAAAAGAAACCATCTGAAGAAGATGAAGAATTAAAAGAGATTGATGAAGACGAAGAAGAAAAAGATATGGATGAAGATGACACCGATGAAGAAGCTGCTAAAGCCATCGATGATGAAGATGAAGAAGACAAAGGTATTGACGAAGAAGACAAAGATGCCGAAGAAGAAGACACAACCAAAATTCTTAAAGGCATGTCTGAAGTCATGAACAATATGTACGATTGTGCTATTGCTCACACCGATATCTTAAAAAGCCTTCACGAGAAAATGGACGACATGCATAAGTCCAAAAAAGCTCAAGAAGAAGAAGAGCAAAAAAACGAAGAAGAAGAAGAACGAAAATCAATCTTAAATGCGTTGACAATTTTGAAGTCTAATCAAGATTCACTTAACAAAAAGTTATTTGAATTGACAGGACGAAAATAACGCATGAAAGAAAAACGAAACTCATTTCCTGTTCAGCCTCTTACCCAAGTTGAACAGGAAATTGGGACTAAAAAAAATCAATGTTCTAACTGTTTACATTGGTTTAAATACCCCAAAGAGTCGCTTGTTTCAGTCGGCATGATTAACCTTAACACTCAACAAGCGGGCGAGTGGGGAGATTGCAGAAGGTATCCACCTGTAATCGCGGGATCTCATCCAGGGTTTCAATTGCAAATGCAAGGAAGACTTGGACATTTTCCGGCCACAATCAGTTCAAACAGTTGCGGGGAATTTATACAAGTTTCTTCTTGAATGGTTTAATCTACGAAAGGACATAACCAATCATGGCAGAGAAAAAGAACAAACCTGTTTTAGATGCTATTCAAGGCATTCAAGACAACCAAGCTAAGCTTCAGACCAAGCTGGAAGAAATTGAAACCTCTAGCAAATCTGTAAGGGGCAACCTACCCGGTGCAGCTCCTTCAGTTCGCAAGGGTGAAGATTCTATGTCCAGTCGTGGCTACAGCTTCGTAAAACTCTTCGGTCTTCTTCGTGGTGAACTTTCTCCTGAGAATGCTCGGGTTGAATGGGAAACCGCTAAGAAGCTTCAGAACCTTTATGTTGATCGTCTTGGCTACAACAAGGCTTCAACAAATACTATCATGGCTCCCTTCGGCTCTGACTACATCGCGGAAATTCCCGGTGAAGAAGGGTTTGCAAGAGAAATGAAACAAGTAGTTCAAGCCGGTGTATCCGGTGTTGACCGTGACGAAGTGTTTGCACTCCGTCAAAAACATTGGGGTCAGACCAAAGCTTTATCTTGGATTGACGAAGGTCAAGGCGGAGCTCTTGTTGCTCCTCCAGTCCAAGGTGAACTTATTGACCTACTCCGTAACAACGAAGTTTTCATGCAAGCCGGTGCCAGAACTATAGCCATGCCACCCAATGGCCGAATTACCTTCCCAAGGCAAACTAACGCTGGTACTGCCTACTGGGTCGGTGAATCCAATGCGATTACGGAATCCCAACCCGAAACAGGGGATGTACTCTTGCAGGCCAAGAAACTTGGCATTCTTTGCAAAGTACCTAATGAGCTATTTCGCTTCAGCTCTATCTCTGTTGAAATGTTCCTCCGTGAAGACATTAGTCGTGTTCTGGCTCTGCGGTTGGACAAGTCGCTTCTTGAAGCAACTGGTTCAAGCAACGAACCTAAGGGTCTTATCAACTACGCTGGTATCACAAGGCATACAGCTTCTACAGTAGCTGCCAACGGCAACACTTTAGAACCTGAAGATATTGCTCAAATGATCGGCAAGGTTGAAGAACAAAATGCTTCGTTCAAAGCATTTGTAATGCGTCCTTTAATGTACGCAGCCATCTCCAATAGACGAGCTGACGCTGTTACCGCTGGAGATAAAAAGGGCCCATTCGTGTTTAACATGTTCCGTGAAATGAACGCGAACATTGATTTGACCCGAGCTACCCCTGGCAATCTTTACGGCAACCCTGTCTACAAGTCCACTCAAATTAGTGGTACTCGTACTAAGGGTAGTGCTTCTAACTTGTCTTATGTACTTGGTGGTGACTTCACCGATTACCTTGTTGCGATGAGTGGAGCAATCGAGTTCCAAATCAGCACCCAAGGTGATACACCATTTACGACCGACCAAACGTGGTATCGTGGCATTATGTACACCGATGGTGCACCTCGCCATGAAGCATCCTTTGTACTTTGTGACAACCTTGTTAATGCGTAATTAGTATTGATAGCCCAGAGAAATTAAACCTTCTCTGGGTATCTTTAACATCTAAAATAAAGGAACAATTCATGCCAGCTACTTTCATTGGCGACTTGAAATTGCAAGCTATCGGGGACGCGTCTATCGCTCCTGTTACTTCTCCCGCTGCCACCGTAACTGGGGTTTCGGTTGATATGCAATTATCGGAAGGCTCTATCAACGCTATGGTTGTTGTAGGTGCTGCTACTGGTGCCTCCACCGCGACCTTGGCTGTCAAGATTCAAGAGAGTGTAGACAACTCCACTTGGACTGACCTCAAAACTTTAGACACGCTTACCTCTACTAGTGCTACTGGTGCAGGAATTGTGGGTCTTACCTTCGGAGGTAAGATCTTGCGAAACGCTCGTTATGTTCGAGCTTTTGCTACCGTAACTGGCACACCTACTACTCTTCCATTGTCTGTAGTTATTCTTGGTTCTAAGAAAATTGCAGGATCGGGAAATGGTAGTCTTATTGGTTAAATTTTAATCTTTAAAAAACCTGCTCTTCGCCCAAGGGCAGGTTTTAATTTTAGGAGAGGTGCCAATCATGTCTTATGTACCTCTAGCTAAATTTAAAAACTTTTTAAAGATTTGCTCTGACGATGCAACTCAAGACGATAATCTTAACGCAATTCTTTTAGCTTCCGAACAAATAGTACAAAACTGGTTAGGACGTAGACTTGAACAAGCTACGACTACAGAATACATTTCGGGAACAGGTAAAAGTTTTATTACCTTGCGTCAACGGCCTGTAACTTCTGTCCTCTCTGTTTACGAAGACTTTAACGGAAACTTCGGAACTTCACCTGACGCTTTTCTTTCTAGCAACCTTTTGGTTGTAGGAAAAGATTACACTTTAGACCTTGATACAAATGGAACTTATTCCCATAGCGGAATTCTATTTCGCATAAATACGACTTGGATGGAAATTGGTAGAGTATATGTTCCGGGAAAGCTAAGCCCTGAGACAGGCCCTGTCTATGGAAACATTAAAGTAACCTACACACATGGGTACACTTCTGTTCCTGAGGATATTATCTTTGCTACTTGCATGACCGCTTCTTACATGCGACGCAATATTAGCGTAGGTGGAGATATCCATTCAGAAAAATTAGGAGACTACGCTTATAAATTAGGGGGCAACGGACTAGACACTCGTTCCGCTATTCCCGAAATTGCTTCTGCCCATGCAATCCTTTCTCGTCATAGGGAGTGTGCATGGTAATTGAACACCTTTGTAATTTTTCGATCACCGTAGAACGAGCGAAAATAACCAAAGACATTACTGGTGGGGCCAAAAGAGAAATTTGGGAAGTCGTTTACAGCAATATTTCTGCAGCAATACAACCTATTAACAGCAATATTCAGCATCAGTTTGGCCAAAGACAGATGATTAACTCTCATAGGATTTACACAGCAAAGTATTTAGCCATCCAAAGAGGGGATCGAATACGAACTTCTGATCCCGCTCGTATGTTTGTAGTCACCGGAGTTTTAGATCAAGGTGGTAGACAACGAGTTTTCTCTGTTGATGTAAGGGAGCAAATGGATTAATGGAAACCAACCCTCCCGAACCTTTGACTTTTCGTTCCCAAAGACACCCTTCATCGATTTTGGAAGCAGTCCAAAATTTATGGAACACTTGCCCTATCCTTCTCGAACATTTTCCCGGCGGTCTTTTTGTATCTGAAGTTCCAGAACGATTAGAAGGTGAAGAGCTTGTAATTCCTTACGCTTATGTAAACAAAACGCAATCGGATTACACATGGACAATGACAAGCCAATATATGGAAACTTGTGATCTAGATTTCTTTATGTATGCACCCGGTTCTGAAGCCGTAGAGAATTGCTTAAAATCGATTCGTAGTGTATATGATTGGTTAGATTTACGGTTTAGTGACAACTCAAGCTCCGTTATTTATATTAGACCGGAATCTGAAGATGTGAATTCAGAAAGCACTCGCTACAAAGATGGTCGCTTATTGTATCGGGGGCACATTAGATACGCTGTTTGTATTAATCGGTTTACTGTAAACAGACGAGATTAAAATGCCAGCAAACATTCCTTCTACAGTTTCTTTAAGTGTTAGCAATATAACAGCCGGAGTATCGTGGACATACAATGGAACTACCTCTACAGATTTTGGTGTAACAACTTCCGGATTTTTTAGTTACGGAAAAAACTTTGGTAGTGGGATTGGTGCAAGCCAAAGCAACATTTATATCGCCAACACTATAACCATCCCAACAGAAAGTAATATTCAAATAAATCTTTTGACTCCCTCAGACGATGCATTTGGAAATTCATTTTACTTTACTAAAGTTCGTGTCATATACATTGAGGTTGCAGAAAACTCTGCCGACATAATTATTGGTGGAGGCCAAAATAATTCTGGCCTTAACGCATTTTCATCGTTCTTAGGTGATAGCACAGACAAAATTAAAGTATCAGCAGGAAGTGTTTTTCAATTAACAAACCCTACGCTTGCTGCCTATTCAGTAAGCGGTTCAACTTCTGTTTTACGGTTCTCTAACACAGACACAATAAAGTCTGCGGTTATTAGATATTTTATAGCAGGCTCTTAACCCCAAAGGAGATTTCTAACATGCCAGCAATTTCAGGACACAACGGAAGAGTTTTAGTTTTTCCTCAACAGGTTACTCAAAACCAAGGTGATGAAGATTATCAAGGAGCAATACCAATTGCTTTAATGGCTAATCGTTGGCAGTTTAGTTATAAAACTGAACTTCTTGAAACTACAACTTATGAAAACCCAAGGTCGCCTTTGGTAACTCCTTTGTCTTCCCGTGTTGCAGGACTAACGGATATTGATTTTAGCTTTGAAGCATATTGGGATACAGTTGTAACTTACTCTCATCCTTTTGGATGGCCCGACCTTCGACCAGGTAGTCGCCCCGCTATTTGTTTAGAAATCAAAAAAGGATTAAACAAAGTTTCACCTACCCCTCATATTAATCAACCAAGTGCAAGGTTAGCAGGGGCAGACCAACCCGGTGGTAAAATGGGTGCTATGAATCCGGGTTCACAATACTTTTATTTTGTAGCTTTAATTACCGAATGCGTAGTTAACACCGAAGTAAAAGGTGTTGTCACTTATACAGTAGCCGGTAAAGCATCACCTTATGTTACCAACACTTCTGGTGGTCATCACGAATTGCGTACTGGAACTTTTCTTCCTTCGGACAACAACGGTGGAATGCCATTCTCCAGTCAAGATTATTTCTATCAAGATGTTATTACAGGTTAATTTGCAGTTGAACTAAATTTACCCCCCAAACTTTTAGGAGTCGATTACAATGCCAGCAATAGCCGGACACAATTCAAGAGTTAGAATTTGGCAACACAAAAACCCAAACAATCAAGGTAATGAAGGAACCGCTTTTATTACTAATTACATTGATATGTTTGCCACTCGTTGGCAGTTTACGTATAAAACTGAAGCGATTGATGCTACTACCTTCGAAGCTCCCCGCGTCCCTTTTGTTACACCAATGATGACTTACATTGGTGGTGTAACTGATATTGAATTTTCAATTGATGCTTTATGGGACACAGACTCACTTCAAGGAAACCCTTACGGTTTTCCTGACTTGCGTCCTGGCTCTCGTCCTGTTATTGATCTATACATTAAAAAGGGCCTTAACGATACTACGGCAGCTACCATGCCTGCAGGAGCTACCCCCGGTCTTGAAGGCACAGGAAATCCTTCTGAACAATGTTTTCGATTTACTGCAGTAATTGGTGACCTTACTACCGATTCTGAAGTTCGTGGTTTAGTAAAATACACATTTAGTGGCTTTGCTGATCCGTACATTTTGGATACAGAGCAAGGCGGAGTTAGCTACGAAGGTGAATACTTTAGCACAGGCCTATGGTTACCTTCGTTTGATGATGTTAATTACAATAATGGCCCTGCCTTCTCTTCGCAGAATAAGTACAACACAGTTGCTTCTGTTCCTGTAATCCCTGCGGAATATGGCAACGAAGTAAACTCTGTACAGCCTAACTTAAAACCAAATGCTTTCTCAGGAGCAAGCCCTGCTGCTCCTGAGGGTAAAGAATTGGAACACGATAGAGCTGCCTTCTTAAAAGAAGAAGCTAAACTAAATGCAGCTAAAGTTAAAGTTGAAGCTTCTGCTTCACCTTTAGAAAAAACTGCAGAAACTAAATCACCCCCACCCAGCAGCCCCTTAAAATAAGGAGATTATCTTAGTGGCTGAAATTTCAAAATCATTAGGATTAGGTAGTATATTTGAATATCAAGGGAAAACTTATACTTGCTCTCCTTGGACATTTAAAATTCAAGGAGAGTTTGAAAGATACCTTGAAGAACATGCGATTCAAAAAGTTAAGCTAATGAAGCCTAGCCTTAATGAAGAAGAGTACCGTTCTTTAGTTTCTTCTGTACATAAAGACATTGCTAGTGGAGCGTACTCTTTTGGCGGGGAAGCCGTATCTAAAGCTATTTCAACCATGGTTCACTTCAGAGTTCTACTTCTATTATGTCTTAGGGTAAATCATAAAGATATTACCATGGCCATTGTAGATGACCTTGTGAAAGAACGCTTGGAAGAAATGATGGCAAAGGTATCGGAAGCGAACTCCGACCCAAACATCGAGAGCCTGGACCCTACGACCATCGTCTAAAATCCAGGCCTAAAATGTGCGAAATTTTTTCCGCTCTTGTAAGCGAACCTTATTGTTTAAGCATTGAGGAGATTGGCAACCTTACGCCCTATCAAGTACGAAACTTGTACTTTAGGGAAAAAGAAGAAGAGACTACGGAAGTACCATGGTTTATGAAAGATCAAGGTGCCCCCGGAGAAGCCCCTAAAGACGAAGAAAAAGAATTGTTTTGGAAGGTAAACAAAGAGTGGAGAAATCTTAGCGAAGAACAGGTTCAAGACTTATGGAAGAAACAACAAGAACTAAAAAATGAAAAACCAAAACCACCACCCCAACCACAACCCAAAGTTAAACCCAAACAGAACCTTGACTCCAACCCTTACCCTAACCCTCTAAAAAAAGAGCCACCTAATGGGACGATCAAGACCTAAACTTTCTCAATCCCCTTGGAGCGGTCTTGATGCTGTTCGCAAAATCATGGATCGCTTTGGGGAGTTTGGTGAATCCCTAAACCGAATGGCGGGTGCTCTTCACGGTCTTGAAGACAGCATGAAGCATTTGCTGGGGGTAACCTCACGCGTTACCGCTGCAATGCTTATGCTTCATGGTAGTCTTGCCTATGCAGGCAAACCTCAAGGAAGTAAAAACTCTTCAAGTACTGATGCAGACGGAAACAAAATAGACTTTGATGCTCTTCGGGAAACCAACCGAGCTCGAAAAAAACAAGACACAGAAGCTGATAATGCACAAAGCAAAGCTTATTGGGATCGCATAAACAAAGATATTGCTTACAACAACAGATTGAAAAAAATTAATGACCAAAGAATAAGACTAGAAGAACGAGTTAACAAATACAAAACCGCAATAGACGATGGTCTTTTTTATGCTAAGCGAGCAGAACGAAGAAATTTTGCAAAAGATCGAGCTGATGCCTTAAGTAAATTATCTATTCGTAGAGCTAATCCTAATTTTGTTAACGACGAAGAAACAAAAAAACCATATCTAGAAACAAAAACAAAACAAGAAAACGCAGAAAGAGAAGCAAAAAAACCAGTTCCGGGAACTAGTACCCCTACTGGCCCTAGCGATACTGTAATTAAAAAATGGGTGTTAGATACAGAATACGCTTTTAAGAGCATGGAGTTAGACCCTGTAAAAGCTCAAAGAGATCAAAGTTTATTAGACCCTAAAGATCAAAAAGCTAATCGAATCATAACTCAAATATCTTTAGTGGGGGTAAACGAACTTGGACAAGCAATAAAAACTTTTACTCAAGATATTAAACCGGCATTAGCTACTGGCGAGAACCTTTACAATCTAGGAAACACAACTCAAGACAAACATGATGAGTGGTTAAAAAACGAAAATGCAAAAACCAATCGAGTTTCTATTGATGATGCAGCTCTTGCGTTAAAAGCATTTGCAGATAAAGAAAAAGTAACAGAAGCTATTGTTAATAAAGATCCTACCGCCCCTAAGTTAGTTGGTAAGAATGTTATAAATGCTGACTTTGCTGCTGCAAATAATGCTATTAACAAACCTCTTGGTGATGCTCTTAGCTTAAGCCAGATGCCAGAGGAAAATAAACTTCCTGCTGTAATTGACCCAATGACATCAGCAGCAACCTCTATCAAAAGATTACTAAAAGGATTTAAAGCAGAAGAAATAGAATCTGTTGCTAAAAACTTTAACTTAAATCGTGATGCTTTAAATAACTTAATAAACCCTGCAAATGCTGGTGGGTTTAAACAAGAAGAGTTAATGAACCTTTTTGGTCAAACTTATCCTGGTCGTGGGGCCCATGATGCTACTTCTGATGCTACAGCTTACGGACGCTTAGAAGTTTTAATTAGCGAACTCTCAAGGGTATTATTAACTACAATAGACAATCGAAGTGATAATGAAGCACTAGCGGATGCTGGTCTTGGAGATGAAGATTTAAAAAACTTAGACTCTACAACTACAGCAAAATATAATAACAGTCTTGATGTTGCAGATATGACTGCAATGATCGCAGATGCTCAAGCTAAAATAAAAGACCTTGATGTTGAAGCAAGTAATGCTGCTTTACAACAAACTGATAAAGCTTCCGCAACTTCTCCTGCAGGGCCTAAAGCGTACCTTTCCTCTTTTAGTATGAATTCTGATAAGTCGTGGAAAGAACAGCCTCACCTTTTGGTAGACGGTAAAGATGTCTTAAGCCCAAACACTAATCCCAATGCTACTCCCGAAGATTACATTACCAAGTTAAAAGAATTAAAAGCTGCCAACGCTACTAGCACAATGGGAAGCAATACAGATTTTAATGAAGCCATTGATGCTTTTTCGAACGCAAGCAAAATTACCCCTTTAGATCCTAACATGACTTATGCTGGATTTAAGCCTAACTCAAAGTCTTCTACAACCAGCTCAAACCCTCATGCATCTCGTGTACATGTTACCCCTTTTGAAACAACAGGTACTGGTGCATTTGCAACTAAACCTAAGATGGATATAGACCGCTTACCAGCTATGACAGGTACATACGCTGATGATACCGCTTATACAGAAGAGATGGTTAGTAAACTGGATGAACTAATTGCAGCCGATGCTACCAACATGCAAGGAAGTTCAGACGAGCTAAAAGCAATCCGAGATATTTTAAAAAATGTATTAGATGAGTTTAAGAATTACAAAGATATTCCTGCACCTGTTCCACCCGGTGTACCAATTTCATCAAAGCCAGTTACTGGTGGGCCTACTCTTCCTCCACCTCTTCCAGTTCCTAGCCCTGCCTCCCTTTCGTTTTTTCCAAAATCTTTAAAAGATGTAGGAGCACAAGTAAAAGCTTTTGGTCAAAATATTCTTAAAGTAGGAACAAACCTTAATACAAAATTAAAAGAAATAGATTTTACTAAAGTTATAGGAGGCCAGTCAGGAGCCCTTAAAGATGCTTTTGGATCTTTAGCCAAAGGCTTATTTGTAACGGCTACTGCAGCTTCCGGTGCCGTAATGGGTCTATCGCAACTTTCTTCCCCTGATGTGTTTGCTACGTTTCAAAACTCTTTAGTTCTTTTAGGTATGACTATTGGTTCTGCCTTTATGACGCCTATGCTAAAACTCTCTTGGTATATCCAACAGCTAGCGGGCCAGTTTGAAAATATGTCTCCAGCAGTAAGAGACACCCTAGAAAGTTTAGCTTATTGGTCAATAGGTATTGTAGGAGCTTCATTAGCATTAAAAGCCATTACATTTATTGTATCGCCTATTGCTTTAGTCGTTAAAGGGTTATGGGCTTTAACTGTAGCTATCGGAGCAACCATTGCTGCCATGGGTAAGAATGGTATTGTTAATACCGTAGGAAACGGAATTGCAGGTTTGATGGGAGGCAAAGCAGCAGATGCTATGGGTATGGGCGGTTCATGGATGGGGCCTGCTTTAACTAACACTTTAGCCTTTGGAAAGGTTGTAGCTAAAACAACAATAATAGTAGGTTTAGTTTACGAAGCATTTGCTGGTTTAATTGATATTATTTTTAAAACCAACTTATCTATGACAAAAAACTTAGGAAATTACTTTGCAAAAAAAGAAGAAGAAAAAACAGAACGAGCACTCAACGATAGTGATAAACGACCAGAAACAGAAGAAGATAAAGCTCGAGCATTAAATAATTTTGAAGCTAACAAAGAATACGCAAAACAACAAATCGACTCTTCTCCCGAGCTGGCAAATTTGTTTAATGAAAAAGTTCAAAAAGGATATGCAAAAGCAAGTGTTTACGATAAAGACTTAAATAAAACTGATCATCCTATGCATGCAATGCTTAATCACCCTGCTTTACACGGGGTATCTCACGCTGAAAAAGAAAATTATGCAAAGAGTTATAATCAAGCAGAACAACAATATCACAAAGCAAAAAAAGAAGGCAACGAAAAAGGGATGGATTTAAATAGAGCAGAGATGGCAAGCATATTAAGTAATACTTGGAGAGCTGGTCAAGCTTCTCGCGGAACTCCTAACAAACCTGACGAGCATGTTGATAGGCTAAGAGATTATGCTTCCGGTCAACAAATGCAACAAGGGTTTGCAAATCAAAACAAAACCACCAAAGCATCCAAAGAAACAGATAAAGATAAAGCTAAAAAAGATTTTGAAACAGGCGGTGGCATGAAAGGCCTGCTGATGTCTCTTCAGTCCTTCCGATCTCAGCCTAGCTATATGGGTGTGGAAGAAGCTCATCGACGCGTTCAAGTGGAAGCCTTAAAGTCTGATCCCTTAGAACAAAAGATAAATGAGATTCGTTCAAACGAATTGCGACGCATGGTTGAGTCTTTAGCCAAGATTGAAGCAGGCAATGCAAAAAAATCTACACTACTTGAATACTCAGAATACATATTAGGTTCTGGGCATAAGTAATAAAATCCAAGGAATCCAATCATGTCTTTACTTCCATTTAAACAACCGACTAGAGCAGGCGATACAGAACCTTACATAGCTCCTATGTTGTTATTAGGAAAAACTATAGACTATATTCCTTTTGCAGAAAGACCAGGATCACCCCAAGAAACTTTTCAAAATGCTGTCTTTAGAGTAAGACGCGTATTTGATGTGCCATGGCATCTTCGTTGGCATTTTATGTACGCAATGATAGGCGATGTAGGAACTACCGGAGCAGATAAAATAGCAAGAAGGCTCCCTACAGGATACTCAGTACGAGATTTCACTTCTATCTACGATAGAGGAAATGATGCTCAATTTACCGAAGGAAGCCTTGAAAACCCTTGGTTGTTTGCAAGCAGCATAGATTCTGTGGAGGGTGTAGGTTTTGACGGAAAAGACAGTTTGTATGTTGGCTTAACCAAAGAACAACTATTTGGGGATATCACTAACGCAAACAAACCTTTATCTAATGCTCAAACCGTAATAAATACTGAACCTCCCGAATACAATATAGCATCTGAATTTTCTTCAGAAAAAAGAAAACCTTCTCGACGCATTAAAAGCGAAGACAGTCAAAATTTTTATCAAAACAAAGATTCTACGCTACAACGATTGCGTTTTATAAGAGAAGAAATGAGTAAACACGATGTCGCTGTTGTATACAAAGATGTAATTCGAGAATTAAAAAACGAAGAAAAAAAGATAATCAGAGAAAGCAAAAAAGAAGCAGAAGAAAAAAAAGAAGAATATAAAACTTACTTAAACGAAATTAAAAAAGAAAACAAAAAGTTAATTAAAAGTAATTTTAATGCTCTATCAAAAGGCCTTCCTACCCGAGTACAAGCTACTAACAATGCTCAAGTTAAAGGTGCTTACCCTGAGGGATCTCTTGTAGACCTTGTATTAGCAAACGGCAATGTAGATCCTTTGGCTTTATGTAAATATAAGATTGCAAGAATAACCGTTAGCTTTGAAAACTTACCCTACAGGATTGTATCTAGTTTAAAAGCATCTTCCAATTTAGGACAAGACGAATTAGCTCATGATGTTAATACAACTTTTTTTAGAATGCCTACTGCGGAATTCTTAAGTCTTCCTTTTGGTGCATATCGTTATGTTGATGCAGACCCTGAAAAAAGATATGTAGTCCAAGGAAGTAATATGAGGTTGATAGCTCAAGAAGAAATTCTTTTAAGCTGGCATAGAGTTCCATTTATACCTGACGCAGTAAAGTCAGCTATTGGTTCTGTAAATGATGATTGGTTTCCTATTAGTCATCTTGCAATATCCGATGCTCAAACAGACGTAAATTTAAATCAAAGATTGTGGGCTGCTCCAGGGACATTATTGCTTACTAATGTAGAAATTAAACCTTACAAACATTTTTTTTCTCGTCGTGTATATGATATTAATTATAAATTCAAATATTTTCATGCTACGGAAATGTTATCTGACGGTTCTTTAGACCCTGCCTATTCTAGTAAAGTTACTACAATAGCCTCTCACCCTTGTAACCCTGCAGCCAGAGATAGAAAAACTTGTCAAAAACAAGCTAAAGGGCATAACTACTTTTTAAAATATATGTTTGTTAATGTAACAGGCAAAACAACTAATGATGTAAAGAAAACAACAACCGTAGACGGAGTTACTACAACTACTACAACAAGTACTTCTAATCCCTTTTCTGGTACAACTTATCAAACTTGTACGCTTTCTGGATCTTTAGAAAAAAATGAAAAGTGTGATCCAGCAAAAAACACAGCGTTGTTTGATTACGAACTAATAACTCACGATGGTTGTCCTACTGGAAGGCCCGTTTATTTATCAAGTGATTTTCACAAACTATTTTATGCTCCAGCTAATACAAACAATACTTGCAGTTTAGGGCCTCTTCTTCCAACTCATCCTGCGATAAACCCGACAACTCCTGTATCCGGACAAAGCCCTAGTCTAGTTGTATCTCACACTCATAGAGAGTTTTCAACTACGATTAACGATGCTCAACAGCCTAACTTTGTAACACCTACTATCACTAAAGCTAAAACCCCTAATAACCGTTTGAGGAAATAAAATGGCAAGAGAAACTCCTTTCCCAACGTACAACGCTGGGGATACTATTTTAGCTTCCGATTTAACACGCATAGCTCAAACAACTAATAACCTGAGTGCTCAAACAACCGGAACAGGTGTTCATTCTTTACGAAGTAGTGCAGGAGCTTTTCACGCTCACGAAAATCCTAGACCGTTTATTTATGCTAAGATTACAAAAAAAATTGAGGTAACCGAAACCCCTTTATCAGGTTCGGGCTCAGGCTCAGGCTCCGGAGCTAACAACTGTCCAGACAATAGTTCTGGTGCTTCGGGAACTTCGGGAAGTGGAAGCGGTTGTACTCCTACAAGTACAATCATTCATAAATATAGTTGGCGACAAATGTATGAACAAGATGGGAGTCTTTACGATCCTATTGGTGATGATTTAGTTTTAAGTCCTACTATGGCAGGCTCTGCAGATCGTTTAGAAGAACCTCAATACTATTGGCCTGCTTACGAACTTAACAATCGCGATGTAGACATTGATACTGTGGTGCAACTTTACTTTGGTTGGGGCCCTTGGCTCTATTTTAACCTAGGTGGTTTTGGTGTAGGAGGCCCTGCTTACATTGATGTTATCACAAACATTTGTCCTATCTTTGAAGAAGTCGAACCTTCTATTGGCCTAACCCGCCTTGATACTGAAAACGGTATTACAGGAGGGCCAATTACAGCTCAAGGAACTATTCGTCTTCAAGATACTATCAGCTCAGCAGGAACAACGCTTTCCGGTATCTCTCAAGGTACGCAGTTTAAAACTGCTGATAACTCTTTACAACTTTGGATTAACACTCAAGGAAGAATCACTAAAGCTCTTTCTACAGCTAACGCAGCTCCACCTCAATCAGTAATACGATCTTCTCCTATTTTGTTAAACATCCCACCAATGGCTTCGCAAAAAAGTTTTTCTCTAATGAAAATTGAGCCAGGTTGTTGGGAAACATTTGAAGTCCGGTGTTCAGCATTTGCTTCAACATTAGAAGTTCGTTGCTTAGAAGATACTCACTACGGCTCATTTTCTATGACTAATGCTTGTTTTCAAATTGAAAGCTTTGCTTTGTTTGAAATACGAAGAAACGAAACTACAGAAGATTTATATCTTTGCTACCGCCCTATTACTTTTGAAGCACATCAACTTCAAATAAAAGCTAAGTACGATTTAAACGAAACTACTTTTGTTAACACGGTTATAGAAAACAAAGATCAACTGCTTGGCTTTATTTCTCAATTAGACCCAGAACGAAACTGGAGATCAAAATGAACACAGCTAAAGTAGACGGATGTAATGAAGTAGCTTTTTCAATGACGCGAGGAATTAGCTGGGCATGGACTGTAACGGTCACCGATGCTCGAAAAAAAATTCAATCGTTGTCTAACTACACAGCCAAAATGGATATACGTTCTGCTCCTGTTTATCCGGCAACACAAGGGGCACTTCTTTACCGTCTTAATTCTGTAATAACAGTAGGCCAAGGCTCAATCTTAATAACACCAGAACTAGGGAAAATAGCTTTAAATATACCTACAGTTGCATCTTTAAACTTTGCCGAGGGTTGCTATATCTATGCCCTTGTGATAACTTCGCCGACCAGTGAAAACTATGAAATATTAAAAGGTAACTTTACAGTAACCTCACCGGTAACCAACCCATGACTTTTGATGCAAACTCACTACCGGCTGGCCCTCCTGTTGTACAGCTTTCTACCGAAGCATACCATGTAGTAGTACAACAAGAATCCTATTCAATTACGGTAAATAGTGTTGGCCTACAAGGCGAAAAAGGAAGCACAGGAAATACTGGGCCTGTCGGCCCTGTTGGCCCACAAGGCCCTGCTGGGGGTTCTCCTAATTACTTAGCTCTTTTGTTAGATGTGGATTTGGCCGCAATGAATAGTAGTGACGAACACTATTTCAAATATAATCCTAACACAAACAAATGGACATCAAACGATGTGTACAACGGAGGTAATTTCTAATGGCAACTAGACTTAGAATTAAAAGAAGATTACTTGGTGGTGCTGGTGCAGGCTCCCCTACCGGCCTATTAAACGCTGAACTTGCCTTTAATGAAAATGATCGCCTTCTTTACATAGGTATAGGTGATGACGGCACAGGCTTATCTACCAACGTGATTCCCATCACGGGCCCCGGAGCTACGCTACCCGACTACACCAGCAACGCTTTAAAAATTCTTAGGCTTAACTCCACAGCTACCGCTATTGAATGGGCTGCCCCTTCAAGTCCTGGTGTTAATTCCGTATCTGTTACCGTACCCTCAGGGTTTACGGTAAGTGGTAATCCTATTACAGGAACTTCTGGAAACAGCACAGGTGTAGGTACTATTGCAATCTCTTTGCAAGCTCAAAACAAAAATCTTGTTTTCTCTTCTCCTACGTCTGCTACTGGCACTCCTTCCTTTCGTGCATTAGACGTGTCAGATATTCCAGTATCCTCTATTCCTTTAAATACCCTTGCAGCCCCTACAGCCAATATAGACTTAGGTGGAACTTACACGCTTACCAATATTCCAAATCCAACTTCACCTCTTCATGTAGTAAATAAACAATATGTAGATGGCTTATCACAAGGCCTTACTGTACATACGCCAGTAGTTGTAGCGACCTTATCTAATATTAATTTATTTAATGTTCAAACTATAGATGGAATCGTTGTAGCTTTAGAAGACAGAGTATTAGTTAAAAGCCAAAGCAGCTCTATAGCTAACGGTATCTATGTTGTAAAAGCAACTAATTGGGTTCGAGCTACAGACGCAGACAACGCAGGAGAATTACAGTCTGGAAGTTTTGTATTTGTAACTTCAGGTCAAATTAATGGTAACACTTCTTTTGTTCTTACTAGCACAGGAACAATTATACCCGGTGTTTCAAACCAAGAATGGGTAATATTTTCTACTGCTGGTTTACTTAACGCGGGTCAAGGCTTAGTAAAAACCGGAAACATCTTGGATGTAATTGGTGGTGCAGGCATTGCTGTTAATGCAGACAACATTGAGCTTACAGGTCAAGCATTAGCTTTTCATAACTTAGCATCAAACGGATTAGTAACTAGAACAGCATCTAACACTTTAACTTCTGTAACCATAACAGGAACTACAGATCAGATCACCGTCACCAACGGTTCGGGTGTTTCGGGCAATCCTGTTATCAGTTTAGCAAGCACTTATAAAGGCCAAGCTAGCATTACAACTGTAGGAACTATTACGGCAGGCGAATGGAAATCTACTACAGCTCCTGTTGGAGTTGCTTACGGCGGAACAGGATCAACCTTCTTAGGAAACTTAGGGGTGTTAGTTGGTAACGGAAGCTCTCCTGTTACTGCTGTACCTAAATCCAATGTAGATGGTTCTGTATTAATTCAAAATGCTACTGGAGTTCCTTTCTTTAGTAACATTTTTGATGGCGGTATTTTTTAAAGAAAGACCGATGTAATGCCTGACGATCTTAATAGGCGAATAGATAACAAGCTAGAAGACAACTGTTGTGACTGTGACGAATCAAAAAATCCGTCTAGTGGAGTTTGTCCTGCTCCACTAGAACATATGACAAACTGGCGAACAGAACATACCCGCATTCGGTTACCCGAAGATAACTTTGCCTTCCAAATACAAACCCAAAAGATTAACCCTAACGATTGCAATTGCGATCCCATCGTTCAATCTTGCTGCAATAACCTTAACGACATTCCAGATGTAGTCTACGCAGACTTTTTTGTAGATCGAACTTTAGGAAACTTATACCCCTGCTTACGACCACAAGAAGGAAGGCTAGGAGCATTGCACTCTTATGAAATGCAATACCAATCCGCCTCAGGAGGGCAACAAGGTTGCGTAAAATCTAGAGTTTTTAGTAGGAATGGTATTATACCTTATGATATTTTTTGCCCTGTTTTAAATCCTAATTTAATATTTTTTAAAAACGATGGCCCGTCTTTTGCTAAATTTAGTTTTCCGTTAAAAAAATTATTAGAGGCTGTAGGCGGTTCTTTAGCAGAAGACAAACGCTATGTTGATAAGTTTACCGTAGAGCTCCGAAGAGACAGAACTTTTGATAGTCACGCTCTTCCCCAAACCATATCTGCCGTTCGTCATATTTACGATATAAAAGAAGGTCTAAACGGAGAAGGCTATCATTACTTAGGGTACTACTATCGAGAAAACTGTGCTCCCACCGGAGTGGTTTGGTCACGTCAACCTCCCTTAGACTTAGTAAAAGATATCCCGCCTTGTGAGTACACTCAATTAAAAGCTATTGATTGTGTTCCAAAAATGGTATGGACAGGCAAAGCTAAAACTCCCGGTGGTAGAGAGATTCAAATTTTATATTTTTGTGATGGAGTAGATTCTTCTACCGGAGCTAACACATTTAAAACTATGATTTTTCATTTAGATGAAATCAAGAACGAATGGGGTACTTTTAAAGAACGAGACTTTTGGAATATCTTTGAAAAGTTTGAACCCGCCTACGATTTAGGCGATTGGTGGAGCTGGCATGAAGACCGAGATTGGGCACGATTTCTACAATACGATATCTGGCCAGATGAATATTTCTTAGATCCTAAACAAGATTATAGGGTAATGCAAAATTACAATTACCTTTCTACTATAGGCTATCGAGAATGGATTGTAAAAGATGATCAAACTTGGACTTACTATAAAAACTTATCCGTACTTTGTAAGAACTTATATTCAGAGTATTGTTCTAAGCGGGGTTACTATGTTCCTCCCCAAGAGTCGGTACAACTAGACGCTCCTTTTCAAGCTACAACTATTCGCCAGATGGCTCCATTTTTTAAATTAGATTGTGAATACCCTTATAACGACAATCTTGGTATTCGTTTTGATCAATACAATCCTCCTTGTTATACTCCTATTCTTGGAACCGCTGAATATCCAACAATACTAGATGGTTATGAATGGGATGATGATTATTTTGCTGATCAACCTGAACAGTATGACCCAAGTTTAGTATGGGCAAACTACGATCCTGTTAATGAACCCGGATTTAAATATTGGCATTACGATGCAAGAGTAAAGCCCGCTAAAGGGCCTTATATGAAAACTTACAAAACTAATGGTATGCGAACTACAAAATTACAACCGTCTTCTGCAGCAGACTATACATCTACTCATGATGTAAGCTGGATGACTGCTATAAAAAGAGAAACTTTTCAAGCGTTATATTATGCTACTAATAAGAAAACAAAATATTTTCTTAACAAAAGACAACCAGAAAAAGCACCAATTCTTTTAAAACTTTTTGGTCGTTGGAATTGCCCTTGGACTACACCATCTAGATATAGATCTTTGTCTACTTGTGGAAAAATATCTTTCCCAATGTATTGTTCAAACAACGGAGTTAGAGATACACAAACGGCTAACGCTACTTGTGTTGTTTATAAACCTTATTACTCTCCACCGTTTTACAAAGTTCAAGTTCGTTACAGTCTTAAAGATAAACCTGTGGAAGAGCACCCTTCTACAGCTAGATTATATTGCCCTAAGCTTCCAGAAAGTTTTTTAGAAACAAGACTTGTTGAAGATATAAGTAAACCAACAGGGTATCGTACTGAATTTGTAAAACAGATTGCAGACTTTCCTAATGGCATTTACCCTAAACATCTTTTTGTAACTGTAGAAAAAACTTTAATCAAAGCTTCCGGAAGAAATAACATGCGATGGGCTTATAATGCAGATATGTCTTCAGGAAGCCCTAAATGGAATGTAGCTCATGTGTTTCCCTCTAGTCCTATTTACAAAGAGTATTTAGACAATGTTGGCCCTTCTGGCGGAGTTCCATGGTTTGAACCTAAAACTATAAGTTCAAAATATACAGACTTATTTTATCGTGTAGGGTTTGTTGGAGCTGTAGGGACTCCAGAAAACCTTACTTTAGTTTATGGAGAATGGCGAGATCCAGAAACTTTTAAAAAAGAATACGACAGGCAATACTACACCCTTGAAGCTAATATGCAGTATTTAGATACCACAACTTTTTATGATGACCTTATTGTTCAAATGCAAGTAACTTCTACAGAACCAAGTTCTCCTCCTGGCACAATTACCGTAAGTTCTCTTCAAGAATCTTTTACAGGAAGTGCTTATCATCGGTTTACAAATCAAGATTTAGAATGCCCTTACATAGAGTTACCATTAGTAACTTACAAAACTTGTTTAGATTTTGGGGGATTATACGGAAGTGATGGTTGCGTTTACTTTCCTTACATAAGCCCTATAGGAGAAGAAAGTAAAATTGACAACGACTATTTAAGCCCTTTTCGTCTTATTACTCCGCCGGGCTGTAATACTAAATTAATTATAACAAACCACTCTAACGAATGGGCAAGTGTAGGAGGGTTAGCATACAGCAAACTAGGTTACAACGATCCTCATTTAGGGGTTTATACCCAAGGTACAATTATAGGGACGTCAGGAGTTATCGGTGGTGCATTAAGATTTAAAGATGGAGCTTATAGCGTAGATTTTGGTGGAAGCGGTTCTCCCGGAAATAGAGAAGAGCGTTATATTTATGGGCCATTTAGGCCCAATGTTACTAATGCTTATGATTGTGACGAAAGCGATTTGCAAGCTAGCTTTGTAGAAGGTGTTACTGTTTGGCCTTATGCTAAAAAACCTTTTGGGTTTTTAAGTCCGGGGCAATGGGTTGACGGAAGTGCATCTCCCTACGACTATAATTGGGGTGATTTTAGATTGTATGAATTGTTATCAAAAAGCAAAAACACTCAATACCCCTACAGAATTTTAAATTTAAATTGGGTTGCAGGAGGCACTTGTGATACAGCTTTAGGTTCTCTTGGATGCTTTGATGGGATGACAGATTTAAATGATAAAAGCAAAATGCCAAGATTTGTAACAGCTAATTCAGAATCTTACGGATCATCTGTTTGGTCAAAAGAAGTACAGTATGATACTTTCATAACTCAAAGTGTAGAAGTTCCTGAGCAACTAGCACCTATTTATACAAATGGGCCAAATGGTCTTGTAGTAACTTTTATTGTTTTAAAAGGCCCTAACGTAACGATGGCTACAGATGCATATAAATCTGCAGCATGGTATGATAGAGAACTAGCACAAAATATTGAACTTTTTAAACAACAACTAAACTCCGATTCTTTTTGTAATGTAGATACAGAAGGAACAATGCCCACTATAAACCACAGAGTTTTATATGACATGTATAGTGTTTTAGACACAATTCAAATTCGTTACGACGATCTTGAATTAACTTATAATCAAGATGGCTCAGTTACTTTAACACTTACTCCTTACTATGTAGATAGAATTGTTATAGACAGAACTCAAGTAACAACTATAGATCAAGTTCGACCTCTATCAGAAATTGTTAGTCCCCGTTATGTTTACCCTCACGGTTTTTATTTTAAATGTATTGTTACTGCATAACTCATTAGGGCTATATGGCAACCAATAAAAAAAATTCTGTTCTTGGTATACGAGTAGATCGCACTCGCGTTTTTATCTCTCCCACTTTTATGCAAGACCCTTATTGCTGCGATACTAAACGCTGCGATGAAAACCCTACAGACAAACATGATAATGTAGTAGCTGCTAGTATTTTTAATCTGAATTTAAACGGTGAAAAAATTATAGATGCGGTTTTTGTTTCAGCAGGGGAACGAGTATTAGTTAAAGATCAAAATGAAAAAAAAGAAAACGGTATTTACATTGTAGAGCAGGGAGCTTGGGCAAGAGCTAGCGATGCCAAGACTAACGGACAATTGAAAAAAGGATCTTATGTCTTTGTAGAAAATGGTGCAGCCAACAAAAACTCAAGCTACTCTCTTGTTAATGCCGACCCTATCCTTATCGGAACTACAGAGTTAATCTGGAATCGATTTTCATCTTTACTAGATAACGAAGAAGAACTTGCAACAACCAAAGTAGTAAACTCGATCTACGAAGGTTCAGAGAGTGTTGAAATCTTAATGAACCCTAGTTATTTTTTTAACCAATTTCCTCAACCTGTCTCTTGGCTCTACCGTTTGATTCATGCAAGCAAAGAAAATTTTGATATAATGACTCCCAATCATTTTACTAACACAGCAATCTCAAATATCTTTCGCATGAATTTGTACCCTACAGAATCAGTAAATGATGGCATCACTTTGGTTTGTGAAAACGGAACAGATGAAAAAGTAGGAACAGTATGGGCTAGGCGAAACCCAGACAAAACAGAAATTGTTTTACGCTATTGGGATATAACAGGAGTAGAGCCCTTTTTTCTTTTTTTAGATTACCTTGCGTTACCTAATTCTGAAGGAGGTGGTAAACGACTTCCAGACGGATTGTGCTTATCATCTTACACTTGGTCGTTTAACCATAACAGAAATACGCATGACGTAGAGTTTTCGTTTGGCATCTCAAAAGTTCCGTTAGGTTCTACTCTTTCCAAAAACGGATTATTAAACATACCTTCTTTTCCTGTAGAACCTGACGATTGGTTTGTAGGGATTCTTATCAAAGACAAAGTAAAAAACCTGCGTTACGAAGGACGCTTTGATATAAAAAGTCGAACCCCTGACTACGCTAACAACGGAGGTAAGAGCGGAGCTTTAGATTTAAGCTTACAAAATTATGCATTTGGTAGTTGCGAGAATGTCCGCCTTACCGCTAACTTTGAAGTGAACTACAACTATAACGCTACTCGTTCTATTACCGTCACAGGGGGTGTTCCTCCTTATCGTTTTAACTTTTACAACGCTTTAGACTATACTTACAAGCCTGCTGCGTTTCATACCCCTGCCAACCAAAACCCAGATTGGTTTGGATACTGGTACTTTGAACCTGGTGACATAGATCCAGAGACAGGATTATCTACTTCTGTTTGGAAACCTGACCCGAGTAGCAAAACTATTAATTACCGTGATTACGATATCAACTCTTACAAAACTAATTACAAGAAGGATCAATCCGTTAATCAAATATATCCTTTACCCACAACCAACTTTGGAGTAAAGCCAGAACAATTCTTGTTTACCCAAGTAAATGAAAACACAATTTTGTTTGTTATGCATAACCGTGGATACCATGTGTACGGACATACAGAGCATGGACGCTGGATAAAGCAAACATTAAAACTTCGTGTGCAAGATAGTGCAGGCAATCGAGATGAGATTGATATCAATATTAACAATTGCACTAAATATGAAAAGGTTTGGACATTAGACGAAACCTACTACACCGAACGAGTTATTGAAAACGGAGTTAACGAATACCTTCCAATAGAAGAACAACAATATGAAATCATGAGAGTGTATGATCGTTCTTTTATAAATGCTTATGGTACTTTTTATTTTAGAGATACCTTTAAACCTCAATTAGTTCATGAGTATTTGAAATATAACTATTGCGGATACGGAGCTAAACCCCGGATTGTTAACCGATGAAAAAAACTTTTATCATCAAACCTACTGTTACCTTAGAATCGCCTCCGGCAATCCCTTGCCCTTTGCGTGTGCGAGTCATTCGTGGTTTTCATTTAATCAAACGCAAGGTGTTCTTAAGAAAATTTAAACTTATTTATAAACAAGCAAATGATCAAGGGTGTTCTTTTTCTCAGATTGTTACAGACACTAATTCGTCTTTAAGGCCTAACATAAATCTAAACAGCAATAAAAGAATAGAAAGCGTTACGGTAAAAAGCCCCGGTCTTGGTTATGTAAGCGTACCTGTCATAAGTATTATTGATACTTTTATAACAGGAAGAGATGCTGTTGCATACGCTAGGCTTGGTGTTTTTATGGTAGACATAAGAGAGTCAGGTAAAAACTACACCTCCCCTGTTCTTACTTATACTGTAAATGAAAACGTAAGGATGAGAACTAAACCTGTTTTACAACCTGTAATTGAAGAAGGGAAATTTACTTCAATACGAGTCCTTGACCCCGGAAGTTTTGAGGCTATACCGTTTAACTCTTCTTTTCCTTTAGATTTTACAATAAAAATCAAAGACACTTCGCGTCCTAATGACTTAGAAGATGTGGCTATTCTTAAAGCATACTTTGGTATTACTGAAGTTGTTATGGTTTCTAAAGGTTTAAACTACGTTAACCCTATAGTAGTTGCAGATAAGAGCAAGCTATCTGATGTACCTGAGTTAAAAGCAAATGGATTTGCTAATTTAGATTCGGATGAAATAGAAAGTTTAACTCTTAATCATCCGGGGTTTGGTTTTGTTTCTAACCCAAGCGTAACCTTTGAAGACAACACAGGTCAAAACGGTGCAGCATCTAGCAACTTAGAAATACTACAACTAGCTATTATTAATCCTGGTCGTTATTACGATAAAGTAAAAGTTAAAATATCTGGAGGTGGTGGAGAGGATATTGTTTTTGGAAACGAGACTACAGACAATCCGGGAAAAGTAACCTCTGTAACCCTTGTTAATGGAGGGTCAGGATATGATGAACCACCTGTAGTAACTATCGAAGGTAATGCTCAGATAAGCATTACTATTGAAGATGGAGTTATAACTTCAATTGATTTGATTTCGGGAGGTTCTGGTTATTCTAAAAACCCTGCTATTACAATAACAGCTCGAGAAGGTCACGGTTCTGGAGCTGTTGCTACCGCAACAGTAGAAGAAAAAGTTGTAGGGCATGTTCAAAAAGATAGTCTTGGAATCATTACTTCTATAGCTCTTTACAAAAAAGGAACATTTTTTAGCCAACCTACAGTTTCTATTGAAGACATAGGCGAGGTAGGGTTAGACGGACAAATAGGAGCTGGAGCTATTGTTTTAGTTTCTATGACTATTAAAACTTTAATGGTAGAAAGCCGTGGAACTCTTTACGAAGACCCACTTGTTATCATAGATACTCCTCAATCTAATTTACTAAAAACAGATCAAGCTCGAGAATTCTTAGTTAAGTACAACGGTTATAGTAAACGCTACCCTGAGCTTACCCGCCTTTTTGAATTCCCTCTTTACGGAATATCTACGATGTCAGAGGGTATCTTAATTGATACCGTAGGAAATATTGAAACCTATGAGTTTACTAGCAACTGTGCTTCCTCTTTTTATAAACACACGGTAGCTTTTGACATCATTAGTTACGCTAATGTTGTTTACACCGTTCAAGGCAAATGGGATAAAACCGAACGAAAATATATTGAAGTTAAATTAAAAACTTTTCGTTTTGAAACAGACATTGGAATCTACGACAACTTAAATTTTACCTATGTTACCTTTCAATTTTACCTTCCTCGCAACATGGGGAAAGGTCAAACTGATATTTACAACGAAAAGATGACAGATGAGTTTGCAGTCCCACCTGTTGTCTGCGAAGAATTTTTTGTCCTTACAGACTACTGTTTTCATTTTTATCCAAAGCCTGTGCAAACAGGAAATGTAAATGATCCAAACTATATTGAAAACCAATATGTCCCTCAACTATTTCGTCCGGTTTTAATCGTAGGTAAAGTGGTCGCCAACCCTAAGTTCACCAAAATATTTAAGTTTGTGTACGGCATTGATGCCATTGAAATAAGAGAAAGGTATTCTATAGCATGAGCAATAAACTAAGACCTTGCACTTGCGATAAAGTTCCACTCAATGGAAAGTTTGCTTTAGGCTATTGCCGAGCCTGTTACCTTTATTGGTTTGATGATGAGTATGGCAAAAGGTGGGGGCGAGTCGAAGGAGATCAAAAACCTAAATCTGAAACGCGAAAAGGGATTCCTATTAAATCTCTTGAATCTAACCAAGGAAACATCTCCTTTAGCCCTAATGCAGAACTTGGTAACCCCACCCCCAAAGTCCATTTAAACCGATCTTTACCTTGTGTTAGTTTAGGCAATGTAGTAGATCGTAGCTCCTGCAATTGCCCTATGAAATTTATACACCATTGCGAAGTGCATCAATTCTGTCATCGCGGTACTCATTACAGCACAGTCAAGTCTTGTCTTACTTGTTTAGAATACGAAGCTGATGTTCCTTAAGGACTAAACCTATGACTAAAAGTTCTGTAGGTGTTGTTTTAGGTTGTTACGCTTACCCTAAGTTAGCGGAAGTGCAAATCAACCTCATCCGTTTTCATTGTGGGGATATCCCAATATTGATTTCAGATGACTGCACACCCGGTTATGCAGACCAGCAGCCCTTCACGGACTTTGTACGCATTTCAAAAACCTACCGCAATGTTTTTTTATGGTCAAACCCCATACGCTTAGGACATGGAGGGGGCGATCTTACCGCGTTTTACTCCGGTATCTTCTGGGCTAAAATGAATGGATTAAAGTGGGTGGTCAAATTATCACAACGCTTTATGTTTGATATGCACAATTGGGCAAATCGCTGGGTTTCGGAAGTAGAAGGAACAGGCTTTAATCTTTCTACCCAGCCTTGCTTGCAAGGGAAACACGACTTTAAACTAAGAACAGAAGCTTGTTTACTTAGAGTAGAGCCTTGGTATGACGCTGAGGTTTTAAATAGCTTTTATCCTTTTGCTATGAATTCAGATCAAGTATTAGAATACTTCTTTTTAGATATGTACACCAAACACTTTGGCCCTAATTTTCATTACACTTCTTTATTTGGCCCTCAAAGATATCACAAACATCAAGATACTTTATGGCATTGCTCTTCCTCTAAAACAGAATACCAAGAAGTTGCAAACAGGTTTGGCTTAACTTTAGACCGCCATTTTGATTGTGAAGGTTGGCAGCATTGGAAAGATTACCTTCGGTAGCTTGCGTAAAAACCAAGGTAGCTATATAACAATGTGCCTAAATATTACTAAAAGCCAAGGTTTACAATGCCGGTTATATTTAAACCTAAACGATCTTTTGTTCCTGGTAACGTCCCTACGAATTTAGATTCCGGGGAAATGGCTGTCAATATACCTGACCGCAAAATATGGGTTGCCGACAATTCTAATGTCCCCCGATTAATGATTGGTACTCCTGTAGCTTTGGGAGACTTAGCCGATGTTGCTATTACCTCACCTAACACATCAGAAGCGTTAACTTATATGAGCGGTAAATGGACTAATGTTAACACCTCCGTTCTTGACGGTGGAAATTTTTAAAAGGATTCTAACTCATGGCAAATACTATTCGCATTAAACGTCGTTCTGCTGTTGGGGCTGCTGGGGCTCCCAGTCAGCTTGCTCCTGCTGAGCTTGCGTATAACGAAAACGACAACACCTTATACTACGGGTATGGCGACAATAGTGTAGGTTTTTCTACCTCGGTAGTTCCTATAGCGGGAACTGGGGCCTTTATGACAACTACTACAGCTCAAACTATTTCTGCTGTAAAAACCTTTTCAAGTATTGCAATCACCGGAGGAACAATTTCGGGCATCACCGACCTTGCGATTGCAGACGGAGGTACTGGAGCTTCCACGGCATCTGGAGCTAGAACTAATTTGGGAGCTGCTGCTTCTGGATCAAACGGTGACATAACTTCACTAACAGGATTAACTACAGCACTAAGCATAGCTCAAGGTGGAACTGCTTCTACCACGGCAGCGGGAGCTCGCTCTAGCCTTTCAGCAGCCGTCTTAGGGGCTAACAATGATATTACATCTATCACAGGGTTAACTACAGCTTTAAGTGTTTCACAAGGAGGCACCGGATCAACTACAGCTTTAGCTGCAAGAACTTCTCTGCTTCCTTCTTACACAGGAAATGCTAACAAAGTTGTAGCTGTTAATAGTGGTGGAACCGACATTGAATATATAACACCTAACGCAGGTACTGTAACTAGCGTAGCGTTAACCGTTCCAAACATTCTTTCTGTATCTGGTTCTCCTATCACTTCTTCCGGAACCTTAGCTATCAACTTAGCTTCGCAAGCTATTAACACAGTCTTTGCAGGGCCTAGTACGGGATCTGCTGGAACTCCAAGTTTTAGATCTTTGGTGGCTGCTGATGTCCCTGCCCTTGCTTATCTTCCTTCTTCTGGCGGTACTGTATCTGGTGCGTTAGTCGTAACCGGAAATCTAACAGTTCAAGGGGCTACCACTACTATTAGCTCTAGCACATTAACTGTCCAAGACAAGAACATCGAACTAGCAATGGGTTCTTCCACCGAGGCCGCGGCTACCGGTGGTGGCATAACTCTTCACGGTGCTACAGATCATACAATTATCTATACCACAGGAACGGCTTCCTGGGATTTTTCTGAGCATGTAAATCTAGCCGTTAACAAAACAATAAAAATTAACGGCACAACCGTTCTTTCTGCAACGGCAATCAACGGTGTGGATATTGATGGAGGTACATTTTAGTGCCTAGTATTTGCGTTTCGGGTGCTGGAGATAATAATGCCAACGGAACTTACACACAAAGTGGTAGCCTTTGGATTAAAGATGCTAACACACAAATAGAATATGAAAATGACTTTGGGGACAGAGATTTTGGTTGGATGATACGCTACCAAGGTACTTTCCTCTATGTGGCTTATGGAAATGCAGCTACTCCGGCAACTACCGGATGGCAGACTGGTTACACAAGTGGCCCTGCCCCTACAGTAACAGATGGAGCTTGTGGAACTACCCCAACCCCAACTCCTACACCTACCCCTACACCTACCCCAAATACAATAAGAATAAAAAGAAGTAGCACAACTACTTCTGTTCCCACTTCGCTTTTAGAGGGTGAGCTTGCTGCTAATATAATTGATAAGAAAGTATGGATTGGAGATGCAAGTAAAACCCCTGTTTTAATTTCTGATTATAATAACGCTGGTGGATCTGGAACAGTAACTTCTGTTGATATGTCTGTTCCTACTGGTTTGTTGGTGAGTGGAAATCCTGTTACAACAACTGGAACATTAGCAGTAACCTTTGATACTGGTTATTCAATTCCAACAACATCTTCTCAAACAAATTGGGATACAGCTTATACGCAAAGGCTTCAATGGGATGGTGGGGGAACAAACCTAGTAGCAGCGACAGGCAGAACAAGTTTAAACCTTAATAATGTTGAAAACACAGCACTGTCTACTTGGGCTGGTTCAACAAATATAACTACAGTTGGTTCAGCTACTACTAGAAACCTTACTATTGCACCATTAAGTCAATCTAATACAGCAGCATCTAAATGTCTTACTGTAACAGCCCCTGCACACACTAATCTAACTACGGGTTCTGAATGTATTGATATAGATATTAATCTTGCAAGAACAGTATCTTTTGCTTGGGCACAAACACCACTTCAAAAAGGCATTAGAATACAAGCTCCAACATATAGTATAGTTGGTTCTATTATGGCTGGTATGACAGGAGCAGCAACTGTACATATAGACTCTGCACCTATTGCTGGAAATTCTATAGCTATATCTAATTCTTATGCTTTAAGAGTTTTAACAGGGACAACTGCTGGGCATGGAATTACAGTCTTAGGGGCAAATGGTCAAACAGGAAATTTATTTCAAGCTCAAGTTTACTCAAGCAAGTTTCCTAATTTTGCCAATGTTTTTACAATCAGTAGTAACGGAAATGTATTCTTAGGTCCAACTAGTACTACTGCTGGTAGCACCAACAATCTTCATTTTCAAGAATTAGCAGCTAATGGATCTCAGTCTGTAGGATTTAAAGCACCAGATAGTATTGCCTCAACTGTAATTTGGACACTCCCCGCAGCAGATGGAACAGCGGGTCAAGCATTAACTACTAACGCAAGCGGTATCTTATCGTGGTCATCGGTAGGTTCTGGAACAGTTACATCAGTTGCAGCTTTAACTTTAGGAACGACTGGAACGGATGTGTCCAGTACAGTTGCAACAGGAACAACAACTCCTGTTATAACTTTAAATATTCCAACTGCATCTGCAACCAATAGAGGTGCTTTAAGTTCTGCTGATTGGAGTAACTTTAACACAGCGTACACAAATCGAATAACATCTTTGACTGTTACTGGTTCAAGTGGTTCTGCAACTCTTACTTCAAATACGCTTAATATTCCAACCTATACCTTAAGCGGGCTAGGCGGGCAAGCTTCGTCTACCAACTTGACTTCTTTATCTGGATTAACCTATGTCTCTGCCTCATTTGTTAAAATGACTGCTGCAGGCACTTTTGCTCTAGATACAACGGCGTATACAGCAAACACCGGAACAGTAACATCTATTGAAACTACCTCACCAATAACAGGTGGAACGATAACTGGAACTGGCACAATCGGAATAAATGCAGCGAGTGCAAATACTGCTTCTTATGTAGTTCAACGAGATGCTTCTGGTAACTTTTCTGCTGGCACTATCACCGCAGAGTTAACAGGGAACGCATCAACTGCAACTAGTCTCGCTGGCGGTGGTGCAGGGCAGATACCTTACAACACAGCATCAGGTGCAACAAGCTTTCTTGCAGCAGGAACAGCTGGGCAAGTATTGCAATCCAATGGAACAGCAGCACCTTCTTGGGGTACACAAACTTCTAAGTCACCAGGAAGCGATATTTTCTTAGCTAACAATTTTGGAGGTTTATAATGCCAGTAACAGCAACACCTATATTTGCTCAAGCACCATACTTTGTAGCAAAGACACTAGCAGCACAAACAGCTTGTACCACTAGAGGCCCAACAGCAACAGCTAGCCTTGCAGCAGCAAACATCATAGAAGTTGTGCCGACTTCTACCAATGGGCTAAGGATTGATAGTATTCAAGTTAATGCTTGCTCTACTTCTTTTACATCAGCAACTGCCGGTAACATAGTAGGCATTTGGGTATGGGATGGTACTACAGCTTTCTTATTTACAGAAATACTTGTGACTGCTATAACTCCTTCGACTACTGTTGCGGGGTTTACAACCACATTAACTTTTGCTAATCCTCTTGTTTTACCATCTACTTTTAAACTCTTTGCTTCTGTTAGTGTTACTACTACTGCTAGTACTAATGCATTGCAAGTTTGCGTGATGGGGGGAGCATATTAATGCCAGGAGCGTTTCATTACAATCCGGCTACAACAAAAAAGGGTTCATCCTTTCAAGGGCCGTCTTCTGGACTTGTTTATACTATGTCCATTACGCCACCCATAAATCCTACTCCAGGAGACATGTGGTTTGATTCTAATAATGCAGCTTTATTAATCTATATAAATGATGGAACCTCATCGCAATGGGTTGAAATTTCAAATAACTCTATCTCTGGACTAAACGAAGTAAAAACTGCACCAACGATTGCCAGTGGTGTGTTGGCTTTAAATTGTGCACTCGGGAATGTGTTCCATGTTTCGCTCAACGCAGCGATTACAAGCATCACTTTCAGCAATATTCCAGCCTCTGGAACCGCATACGGACTCACTTTAGCCTTCACGATGGATGGCACTGCTAGGGCTGTGACTTGGCCAGCTTCTGTTAAATGGCCTAGCGGAACAGCCCCAACCCTGACATCTACGAGTACAAAAGTAGATATATTTGTTTTGACAACATGGGATGCTGGCACAACTTGGTACGCAATGATTGGAGGCCAGAACTTCTAATGCCAATCTCTAGAAAAATCATGGGTGTGAGTAGGGGCCGAGTGTTTACTGGTGCGTTGACGGCAGCGGGCACAATAGCGACTGGATCTTATCCTCTAGGGGTGTGCGTTTCCACAGACGGAAAATCAGTTTACGCATGTAATTATAGTAATGCCACAGTCCAAATCTATACTCGCAATACTAGCACTGGGGCATTAACATCTGATGGAACGATTGCATCGGGAACAAATCCATGGGGAATTTGTATTTCCACAGACGGAACATCAGTTTATGCAACAAATTATACAAATAACACAGTCCAAATCTATACTCGCAATACTAGCACTGGGGCATTAACATCTGGTGGAACGATTGCATCGGGAACAAATCCTATCTTTATTTGCATTTCGGCAGACGGTACTAGCGTTTATGTTGCAAATAACTCTGCTTCCACAGTTTCAATGTATAGTCGCAATACTGGTACTGGTGCGTTGACTAGCCTCGGAACCATAGCTACTCAACAGACCACTTCTGGCATTTGCATTTCTGCGGATGGTGCCAATGTTTATACAGCAAATTATAGTTTTGGAGCAAAGTCAGTTTCAATATTTACTAGAAACACGGGCACTGGGGTTTTAAGTGGCACTAGCACTATTTCCACAGGAACAGGACGGCCTTATGACATTTGCATTTCTGCGGATGGTGCCAATGTTTATACAGCAAATTATAATAATTCGACTATTTCAATATTTACTAGAAATACGGGCACTGGGGCTTTAAGTGGCACTAATACCATTGCAGGAGGACAATACCCAGAAGGTATAGCCATTAGCCAAGATGGGAAAAGTGTTTATGAGTCTAGCCAGACAGACAACCATCTTAAAATGTATACCAGAAACATTGTTACTGGAGGTTTAACTTCAGCCGGAACCATAGCTGCGGGTTCATCTCCTAGGATGGTCTGCATCTCTACCGATAATGCGAATGTTTACACAGTTAATCCAAACAGCAACACCATCTCAATCTTTAATAGGAGCTAACCCATGCAGTACGCAAAAATAAACGGTGATACAGTCTTAGAGTTTCCATCCTATCCACACCAGAACCACCCAAACACCTCCTTTGCAGAAGGCTGGCATGGCGGGGAGATTGAAGGTAACACTTATGTTCTTGTTGAAATAGAGGGCACACCGCCAATCGACTACCTCACGCAAGACACAGAAGTTGAAGCACCGAAAAAAGTTAAAGGTAAATGGGTAGTGAAAACCAAAGTCAAGGACATCACTCCAGAGGAAAAATCGAAACGCAAAGCGGATAAGGAGCAGCGTGATAAAGAGCAAGAAGATTCTTTTTTAACTAAAGCAGAAATTAAAGCAATCCGAAAATTACTTAACTCTTGAGGAAGTTATGCCAATAGATTTTCCTTCATCACCAACCATCAACCAGACCTACACTTATAATAATAAGGTTTGGGTTTATAGTGGTACGGCATGGGTGGGTGGTACAGTTATTTCTGCATTACCTGCTGGCTCGATGCAGATGTATGCCGGTACAGCTACTCAAACAGTGAGTGCGGGAGTTGTCACAACTACAGCACCTAGCGGTTGGTTACTCGCTAATGGCGATGCAATATCAAGAACTACTTATAGTTCCTTATTTTCTGCTATTGGAACAACCTACGGCACTGGGAATGGGTCTACCACATTTAACCTACCTGACCTTAGAGGTAGATTGCCAATGGGGTCAGGAACTGGCGTAGGTTTAAATGCTTCTGGAACGGGTGTGACCTCTGGAACGGCCATGACCGCAAGAGCTTTAGGTGCTTGGTTTGGCGAAGAAACGCATCTATTAACTACCGCAGAGTTAGCCAGTCATACTCATGCAAATACAGTTAGCGGTGGAACTACTAGTGGTATGAGTGCAAACACGGTTCATAATCACTCTGTTGATCGAGCAGCTTGGACTAATAGCGGATCTGCCCCATATACATTTACTGGTGGTGGTTCTAATATTGCTTTGCAGAATATTGGGATTAATAATTCGGCATCTTTAGACCACACACATACATTTACACCATCAATATCTAATGCTTCTGCTGGTAGCAATAGTCGCCATGCTATAATACCCCCATGTGTTGTTGTTAATTACTTAATCAAGATTTAGGAAAAAATCATGCTTACTCATATTAGTTTGAATGCAATCGTTAGTGATGATAATTATCAGTTTACGCTGATGGCCACAGATGAAAACAATGTAAGTAAAAACATAAAAATGCCTGTAGACCTTAACTCGTCAGAAGGTCTGCTTATTACTGGCTTAATTGATAAAGCATGGAATTACATTCCAGATGCTGCACCCGATGAGCTATCACAAGCTAAAGCAAGAAAGATACAAGAACTAAACAGTGAATGGACATCCGTAGAAAAAACTGGTTGGGACTCTGGCCAAGGTTTTAACTTAGGTATTGCTTCTTCTGATGTGGCCTTATTGGTAGGGGTATTTTCTTTGGCTAAAGAAGCAGCAGCGATGGGTCTTCCTATTCCGTCAATTATAGCCATGAATAATTCTGTAGTTAATTTTTCAACTATAGATGAAATGACTCTTTTGCTACTAAGATATGGTGCATCAAGATCGCAGATGTCAGAAGATTTTGCAGCAAAACGAAGAGATGTAGAAACAGCAACAACCATAGAAGAAGTAAACGAAATTATATAAGGATGCAGGATTACGATATGGCAATAAACTATTTGACAGTATTGCAATTTCCTTACGGTCATAATGGAGAACTTAAGCCAAGCTATAACATTGACACATCTTACTTAGTAGAAGGTCAAGAAGTTCATCATAATATCATGATTGAAGTAGACTCAGAGCTTGGAAGTATATTTAAAGACCTTACAGAATTAATTCAAGAACACATTGAAAAAGTAACACCTACATAGTCTGTTGCCCTAGTTGAGTAAAATCAAAGGTTCGTTTAGCATAAGCTTTCTAAAGGAGAGACTTATGAAACTTTTTTCCTTGGTTTTAATAGGCTTGTTCCCCCTCTTTGCTTTTGGTTTAGATCTAGACTTACCTAAAGAGGTAAAGGCTAAAGTAGGCGATTTTGTTCAGATTAATTCTAAATCTGCATCTGACGTAGAATGGTATATTATTGATCCTGGCATCCAGTTTCTTCCCTTTGATTTGCTCAAAGATAAAAAGACCGCAATACTCTTTACCTTAAACCCAGGTAAGTATCGCGTTCTAGCTTGGACAGCTAAAGACGGCAAGCCAACCCCTGCTTCTCTTTGCGTTATAACTATTGAGCCTAATGATTTTGTTCCGACTCCTATACCTGTACCTGTAGAACCTACAGTATTAGAAAAACGATTTAAACCTTTTTATCAAAAAGATCAAAACCCAAACAAGAAAAAACAATTAGAACAATTACAAAAGCTCTTTGCCCAGCTTCAGACCTTAAGTCAAGATCCTATCATTCTTACCATTGGTGAGCTTTTTAAAAAAGGATCAGAGATTTCATCTAAGCTTTTAGAAGAAAACGGATTAAAAGATTTACGAGCAGATTTAAATCTATACATGGATGAAACTTTGCCTCGGCTTGCCAATCAAGCTTTAGATCAAAAGACCAGAGATTTATGCTTTTCTGTATTTAGTGAGATGAAAACAACCTTAGATAAAATAGGGGAATAACTTGAGTTCTTATACAAACGAAGAGTATGACAAATTGAAAAGTGTTGGAGGTCGCATTTCTATAATGGGTGCAGACAGCCATTGGAACTTTGGTTGGGTTCCGCCTGAGCAGCGTTCAGAACAGCAAAAAGAACAAGACGCTAGCTATCAAAAAGCTATGCCAGTCTTTGCTATTGAAGGAGAAGAAGAACCTAAAGACCGAGCGTTCTTATGGGACTTTGCTTTAAAGGCTAACGGAGGAAAACACTTTACGGTGTTTCACCAACAAACAGGCTCTTGCGTAGGTAACGGGCTGGGTCAAGCCTTATGGTATTTATCCGCGGTGGAAGTTCATCGCTTACAAGATCCTGAGCAAGTCATTCTTCCGTTTTGGTTGTTACCTTACGGACGATCTAGATTATACGCAGACATGGATAACCATGGAGAAGGTTCATTTGGTTCTGCTGCAGCTAAAGCTATTGCTGAAGATGGTGTAATTCCTTTTAATCTTGAAGGCTTACCTCAGCCTGTAGATAAAGATGGTTTGACTTGGGGAGCCGAAGCCGAGTTACATTGGTCTAAAGGAAGCATTATTCCTTCTAAGTGGTTAGAGCTTAGTCGCAAACACTTAGTAAAAACTACCGCAAGAATACGAACAGCCGAAGAAGCAAAAGCTGCTTTAAGAAACTACTATCCTTTAACTTGTGCTTCTATGTTTGGGTTTAGTCCTATGACTCCCGAGGTTTCTGGAACTCCTCCAGTACGAGTTGTTCAACGAAGAAACGATTCATGGGGACATCAAATGTGTTGCATTGGATGGTTAGATCATCCTGAGCATGGAGACCTTTTTTACATTCTTAATAGTTGGGGCAAAGCACTTCACGGAGTCCCAGCAGGATATTACAACGAACCTCAAGGTGGGTTTTGGATTAAGAAAAGAGAAATGGATTTCATCTGTAGAGATGAAGTGTTCGCCCTATCTCAATTCCAAGGCTTCCCTGCACAAAAGATTTCTTGGAACTTTTAATAAGGGGTATCCTATGGATTGGTTTACAACCTTGGAAAAGATAGGTTTGCCAGGTTTTATTTTAGTCTTATTGCTTATTGGGTTGTGGAAGAGTTTTGTCTGGGCAAGCTCAAATATTCTTTTGCCCTTAACAGAAAGACACATTTCTTTCTTAGACAAACTAGAAAAAAATTTCGATCAAATTGATACAGCAATTCAAAAAATTGCAGAGTGTCAACAGCGTATGGTGACAAAGATTGTTTGTTTAAACCCTAAGGAGAATATTTTAAATGATTAATTACCCTGACAGTTTACCTACTGATGCCCTTCTTGTAATCGTAGATCGCCTTAGAGGTAAAGCTAACGATTGGAATTCTGTAATTTTAGCTTCATGGAATCTTTTAGGGTTTGCTCTTTCGCAGATTAGCTTAAACAGCCCTGACCGAATTTTAGAAGCTTACGAACAAGCTAACAATATCTCGATTGAAACTGAAGAACAAGCAGCAGATTACCTTGAGACCCATTTATCTACTTCTGTTTTGAATGTAGAAGGAAAAGCTCCCGTTCAATTTAGTAGTGTAGTTTTGTTGATAGTGGTTAAACTAATCACAAAGTTTATTATTAATGTATTATAATCAAAAGCCCCGGTTCAAACGATCCGGGTCTTGGACTAAAGTACGAAACGATTTTATTAAACTTCATCCTGCTTGCATGGTATGCGGGATTACAAAGTATTTAGAAGTACATCATTGTATCCCAGTACACCTTGACAAAGATTTAGAACTTTGCCCCCATAACTTAATAACTCTTTGCGAAGGGCCTTGTAATTGTCATTTTGTGTGGGGCCATCTTCTTAATTGGAAATCTTATAACCCTTCAATAAGGGAAGATGCAAGGATCTTTGCAGAAAAAATACTAAGAAGACCATTTGGACGAAGGAGCTGATTGTGGAATCTTTACAAGAGTGGGTGCCCTTTCTAGAAACAGTTGGCCTTCCTGTGTCTATTTTGTTAGCTTTCGCGTGGTGTTCATACAAAAGTCTTATATGGCTTGGCGAATACATTTTAATTCCTGTGACTACTAAGCATATTGAATTTTTAAAAAGCGTAGAAGCTAGTTTAAAAACTGCAAATAAAGTAAGCCAAGATTTAATAGACGTTCAAAAAACAACTTTTACAAGATTAGAAGATATAGAAAAGGTGCAAAAAAATATTGAAACTTGTTTACAGAAAATAACAAACTCTGAGGAAAAAATTATTTCTTATATTCAAGTCATTCAAGAAAGAGTGACAAGGTAACTTTACCCCAGCCGTGTAAAAGGAGTTAGGTATGATTTCAGTTTTGATTTCGGTGGCGTTGATGGCAGGAGAACCCGCAGACTTAGTTCAAGGTAAGTCTTGCATTTCAGGTTGGTGTTCTTCTTCAGTAAGCAAGGAAGTTACTATCACTAAAACGGTAGAAACAAAAACTTGCAATCACTCAAGGAAGCGTTCTTTGAGGTGTAACAGAATTTCAAAGTCTTGCAAATCTTGTCGTTAATTAGATAAGGACTTAAAGCTTTTAGGTTGAACTTTAAACAAGATTGATCTAAAAGCTTTATGTATTAATATGAAAGAAGCTCTTGGCGATTACTTTAAAGCTGATGTTACCTTGCAACCTGGAACAAAGGTAACGGATATGTTTACCTCCCTTGCAGAGATAATCCGAACCCCGCTTGAAGTTAAAATTTACTATCGCTCTTTGTTTGATCTTTGGAAATACGGATGGGTCAAAAATGGAAACGCTCTGTGGAAAGTAGAAAACAAAAACCTTACCCTTACTAACATAGAACAAACTACAGAAGAAGAATTACCATCCTACACCGTGACCTTAACCTCCGCCCCAATTGCAACTTTACAAACCGAACCTACCCCCGATGAACGAACCTACAATATTTTAAAATCCTTTTTGAAGTTAAACAAATTATGAGCTTTTGGAAAATTTATAAAAGACATTGGTCTACTAGCACTCACAACAAAGAGGGGTACATATCCCCTATGAACTTAGTTGGAGGTGCAGAAGAAAGCAATGCTATGTATCAATACAATACATACCTTGCTCAAGGTCTTCTTCCTTATCATACTTTTTTAGATATAGGGTGTGGATGCTTAAGAGGCGGGTATTTAACTCATCTTTACCTTAATGATAATCATTTCTACGGATTAGACCTTTCTAAAGACTTACTAGACGCAGCTAAAGAACGAGCTAAGAAACCAATTCATTTAACTCTAAACGAAAACTTTAAATTTAAAGATTACTACCCTAACTTAACTTTTGACTACTTAGGTTTATGGAGTGTTATTACTCACTTAGAGCCCGAAGATACAATTGATCTGATTAAGAATTTAAGTCTAATCATGCATAACGATTCCATTTGCATTGCTTCTATTTTTATATCTTCTGCAAATGATATAGAAGGGACTGTAGATAAAAAGTTATATCCGGTTTCTTATTTGAATAAGGTCTTAAACAAAAATGGGTTTAACGATCTAGAAATTCTTGATGACCGTAGGAAAACAGAAAGCCAAACTACAATCAAAATTACAAAAGTTAAAGCTTAAACAATTTGCTTTCAAAGAGCGTAGCCACTCCTTGGTATTGCTCCGGCTTCAATCTAAGGTAGTGGGAATGAGTAGTAGACAATTGATCATGTTCTCCAATGTCTTGTAACAGCTTTCCTTCTACACCGTTCTGCCCTAAAAAACTAATGGCGGAAGTCTTTAAAGCGTGAATGTCTATACTGCTTCCGTCAGGGTAGCGTCTAGGTATATTTGCAAATGCTAAGTCTTTATGAAAATCACGGGTTAAAGTTCTTCCTAAATCAAAAATTTTACTTTTAGCTTTAATCTTATGCTCTTTAATCCAGCGTTTTAAAAGCGTTGCCATACTAACAGGTATAGGTTTAGATAAAATTTTTCGTTTCTTTACCTTGTCTGCTGCAAAGTTAGCACAAGGGTAAGGCCCATCTAGCTCTAAATCTTGAGGGGTAAGTGTTAAAGCAGCTCCTATACGAGACACACTAGTAAACAAGTAGTAGTAAAGTAAGGCTCGACAACGGGATTTGTTCTTTAAGTAAGTAGTGTACTTAGGAGTAAAGCTTCTACCAAGAAGTTTACCTGTCCTACTGCGTTGAAAAAAAGGTCGGAGGGTAGTGGCTCGAATGAGCTTTTTGATTTGAAGTATAGTTAAAGGTCTGCGAGCCTTTACCTTTATCCCGCGAAAGCTTTCTATAGCTTTAAACTTGTTCTTTAACCAACAACCTTCTTTCTTGCACCATTGCCCAAATAGTTGCAAGTATCTTCTACACTTATTCTTCGTTGTGGCCGACCAAATATTTCCGGTTTTTGATTCTTTTTTATCTAATAAATCAAAAACTTTATTAGTGTTGATCTCTGAAAGAAAGGTGAAGGAAGGATGGCGAAAGAAATCTTTTAACAGGTAGCCTACAGCCTTGACATGCTTCTCACTTCGACTCTCGCGTTTAAACCCTTTAAGAAATAATTCAAGCAAAGCTTCAATCTTATGGTGTTCAGAGTCAGGCCTTAAAGAGGGAAGACCAAGACTTTTGTTTTCTTGTTGTTTGTTATACCGTTGCAGATAAAGGTAAGCTGCTTCTTTAGAAGTAATACCTTTTAAAATACGTTTCTGTTTTGTTTGACCAGGTAAACAAATAACAAGGCAGTAAAACGGAGACTTTTCTAAGACCTTCTTTGCCCCCGGAGTGTTAGCCAGTACTCTTTTCCCCTTTAATATCCACCGAGCCTTTATTACTCGTTCTATGTATGCCATTATTACATCTCTTTGGGTTACCGTTTGGGTTACCTTACTGGGGTAATCTTGTCCCTTAATGGCTATTATGGGACTTCTAAAGGGTAATGCCAAGGTTTTGTTTAAAGACTATCGAATGTGAGTTAAACGCTTGTTTTAAAGGGGTTTAAAGGTATAAGAAAAGAAAAGATTTGCGTTAGATAAAACTGGGGAACTAGGATTCGAACCTAGACGAACTGCTCCAGAGGCAAGTTGTTGACGTTCATTTTACTAACGCAAGTTCTTTTCTTATATAGACTTATGAAAAATGTTACAAACTGTTTAAGTTATGGGTTACCGTTTGGGTTACCGTATTAAAGCTTGCTAGTAAGCTTTAATACGG